TTCAATATTGATAAACTTAATTCTATTAATTTCTTGTGTCATTATAAAAACACGCTCCTTTTATGTATTTCTTTAATTATATTATACTTTTGTTTCTATGTCAAGCATCAACATAACAAAACCGATCTTTCATTCAAAGTCTATCCAACATCTACCACACCAATTTTTTGCTCCATAATTCAATTCTTTTAATACTCTGTTAACTATTTTGGCTTCTTCGTATGTCATTTTAATTTCTTTTTCATAGCTTTCTTCGGCTGATAACCCCATCATATACTTTCTTTTACCTTTATCTATTTCTAATTGCTCACCACAAATAGGACAAATATTATAACTATTAATTCCAGTTTCAAATCCACATTGACATTTTTTCATTTATGTATCCTCCTTTTAATTTTTAACTATTATTATTTCATATTTCTACATGGCATACAAGGAGATGAGAAATTGCACATTAACGCACACATAATACAATCATTCTTCTGTTTTCCAAGCATTTCCTCAGTTAACTCATTTTTATCTGATACGTTAAAACAACATTCTTCTATTTTTTCTCCTTGATTATAAATTGTGCCAGTGTATTTTCCTACTTTTAACATTATATATTCCTCCTTTGTTATTTTTAAATTAATCAATTTTATAACCTATTTCCTCTAAATGTGATTCCAATTCATCCTTACTCAATATCTTAGCAGTTTCATGATCACCCTGCCACTGTGACCATTCACATAATAAATACATATTATCAACCTTCTCACCATCTAATTCTATCACCTTATAAACTGTTTCATGGTAAAATCTAATCCCACCAGTACACATATTACTACCGTCCCACTCATCTAAGTCAAGATATTTTTCATCCCCAACTGACACCTTTGTAACGGTTGTATTCTCTCCTGCCCATTCGTCTTTAAAATTACTTCCGTCTGACCACTGATACCAACTATATGTATCACAATTAGCAAGATCGAAGAAGTTTTTATTAGTGAAATCAAAGCAAACTATTTCTTCCGGTTTTTCGGAATCACTTAGAAAGTCAATGTTACCAAATTTATAACCTTCTTCAGTTAAGAATTCCCTTAAATCTTCCTCATCTGTGATACCATTCCAACCTTTCAATTTTTCATCCAGGTTGTCAATTTCGGTAACTGCTAAATTGGTAATACTACATACTGACATATTAGTAAAGTCAATCATCTGTGATATTTCTTTTTCAGGTATCAACATACCACCACGATCAGATTCTTGGTTAAAATCACTTTCCCAAATTTGAAAGTTTTTCATTTTTATAATCCTCCTTTTCCAATATATAATAAAATACTTTTAATAAACGTGTGTATAATTTTAACATTTTTCTTTTCTCATATGATATGCGTTGATGTTTTTTATAAGTATCTGCATATCTCTTATATCTTCCATCAACACAATTTTTATTAAACCATTTTTTACTACTTTCATAACAATGAGAACAAGTATGTTTTCCTTCCATTGCTGGCCGTATTAAACAAGTATGACACAAATTATCTGCTGTTTTCCGTCTTTCTTTATGTCTTTTTACCGCTGCATCACAACATTCTTGGCAAGTTTTCTTACCTTCTCGTATAGTGTTAATTTTGCAATTAACACACAATCCTTGTGATAATGCTTTTTCTCTAGCACGTTTTGCCCATTCACGATTCAGACAAGTTTTACATTTACCACAAGTACATTTGAGTGACGTATTATTCTACCTCCCTATAACCTAAAACATTCTGTTCAAATCTAGTAGCCATATCCATTTCGCTACTAGTTGCCATTACTTCTTCTGCCCAATCTTCAGAACCCAACTCAAATTTCAATCCTTTCGACATTGCATATTCTTCTGCTTCTTCAGAAGGTTCTCCTAAACCAATTAATTTATTTTGAGGAGATATCATACCAGAACCCCATACATAAAATTTCTTGATTATAATATCTGATTCTCTAAACTGCCAATGTTCACCACAGTTAGGACATGGTAGTTTATAAAGTTTATCATCAATTAAATTTTCAATAATGTGACCATCAATACTACTATCAAATTCTAATTCTGCTCCACAATCACAGGTTTTATTTAATTCTATTATCATTATAATACACTCCTTATAATTTTAATCCCTTTATTGAATCCTCACTTGGAAGACTCAAGGAAGGGATTAACCTTCCCATTCTGATATTGCTTTCTGTATTACTGCATGATATTCTTGCTCAGTGCCTAGAAAATATAATCCTGTCTCGTCATGAATAAAATTTTCATCTAAAGATTCAGCAAAATCAGGATTATCAAGAATATCATGGTCATACTCTAGATTAAATTCAAATAGATTATCTTTATATGTTCCGATGGTTAATTTTTCTTCTTCCCAACATAAACAACCATCAATGTTGATAGTTATTTCATCTAGAGTGCATAGGCCATTAGCGTTGTTTTTGCAGGTAATTGGACAATATACTTTCAATTTTATTCACCTCCTTTTCGCGATCAAATAATTGTTTGGAGTTAATTCAACACACTTCGACATATTCAAAACATAAACTTAATACATCCTCATAACTATGCTGTTTCATAGCATTACTTGAAAATTCATCTGCTTTATCTCTTAATCCTGCATTTCTTAAACTATCTCTAACTTTACCAATTATACTAAATACATTACCATCTGCACCTACTAATTTACATCTAGGTTTAATTGAGGTTGTGATCTTAACTTCTGCTGTGTTAACTTTCTCGTTAAACCTGTTAATAAATTCATCAAAGGATGCAATTAATTCATCTTCATTAAATTCATAATACTTATCATCAAATTCTCTAAGTAATGTACTATATTCCTGCCCACCGTCAATTTTTTCTTCCCAAGAACCTTCTCCACAACATTCTGGACATTCTATTTCTACTTCTTCATCTTCCTCATTATAATCCATAATAGTACCATGACCACTACATTCTGTACAAATACATTCTTCCACATCATCATAATCACTAGATTCTCCAAGTGCTTCTATATCAGTTAATATCTGAAATAATACGTCAAAGTATTTAATACCTTGAACAGTTCCTTTTTTGGCATATTCAATTAAATCTTCTAAGTCTTCACTATAACCATTATCATGCCATTGTGTAAATCCACCATTATTAACCTGATAATTCATGTTACCAAATTGAACGGCTGCTTTATGCAATGGTGTGAAGTGATTTGAGATTACTTCTAATCTATTCATTGTTCTGCATTCATTTGTATTCCATTTGGTATATACTTCATCCATAAGTTTTTGAGTTATGCTATTATTTGACATTTTGTAACCTCCTTAAATTTTATCTCTCATTTCTTCCAAGTTGATATTCAATACCTTTGTTATCTCAAATAACTCCTCCGCTGTAAAACTATTATTCTTAAACTTATAGTTCATTGCCTGTTTACTAATATTAACCTTATCAGCAAGCCAACTTTTTTGTCTTTCTTGTGAATTTAAAATTTCCAGGATATAATCTGCTACTTTCATATTGTCACCTACTTATTACTTTCCATGTTTCATATACCAACTGTCTATAAGACTGTGTAGTAGTTTTATTTGATTAACCGGATAGACCTGTGTTGTCCCCATTACATTACCATTACTGTCTCTATATTGCATTTTCAAGTATTCTGTATTATCTCCAACGTCAATAGATGGGATAATATCAATTTTACACCATATTTGTAATTTGCCATCTTCAGATTCTCCAGTATGATCCCATTCATTTATTTTTGTCATATTCTACACCTCTTTCAAATTTATTTACTATAATTAGTATACCACAAGCAGTAAAGATAGTCAAGAGTTTTGTAAAAATATTTTTACCTGATAATAAATGGATAAATTTGTTAATTAATCACAATTCAATATAATGCTTCCAATCTCTGCGTTCTGCTTCATCTTTAATCATTTGTAATACTTCTTTAGGATAATAATTTCTTTCTTCATTACTATATAAAACAAATCCCATTTCCTTCATTTCTTCAATTTCATTACAAAGTTTAATCCCAAATATTTTCAAACATTCTAATATATAATCAATAGCTTCAGTGATAGTAGGTTCATAATATCTAGTTCCTATTTCTCCCTCTATACATCCATTTTCCATAAATTTTCTACTATACCATTTACACTCAGCGGACCAACCAATAACTTTATTTTGATCTTTAATACCACATTTAACAGTTATGCCAGTAGTCCAAAATTCTTTCATTAGTTTTACCTCCTTTATTAATTAGAATTCTAATACGGCACTACCCAATTATTCAAATGATCCTCAAGTGCTTCACGTACTGTCATAATACTTTTATCATATTTGCAAATAAAACTAAAATCATCATGCAATATCGACTGAGTATTATCATCATTATTGATTGTATGATAATAAGTGTTATTATGATATTTAAATTCAATAACCTCAAATAGTATACCATTGTTCATATAGTTTTTATGTAAAAATTCTTGTGCTTCAAGATGGTTGTTGAATTTATGAAATAGACTACCACCTGAACGTAATTCTACTATGAATATATTAATCACATCCTTATTTACCTTTATAATATTCAATTTCACTACTACCTTTTAATACTTTCAAAGCATCCCTTAATCCTATAATTAACCCTTGTTGAAATGGACTAGGGTTATTCTTTTGGTATTGCTTCGCTGTATAAATCTGTTTTTCTATTTCAATAATACTTTCTTTTAATTTTTCATTTGTTCTTATCTCTGAGATTGTGAACATGTTTATTAAACCTCCTTAAAACATTAATATAAAATATTTAATATATTTTAAACCATAATATTCCAATGCTTTAAAAGATATTTTACTGCTTCCTTTTTACTTTTACTATTAACTTTTACCCTACTAGACATTCCATTACTTCCATTTTTATCTCCAACAAAAATATCTATAAAATAAGCATTATCAATACCATTTGAATACATATTATTTTTAACAATTTTACTTTTAACTTTTACTATAGGTTCTTTAGGACAATATTCAAATATATTAGTAATACGATCTTTCTTACCAAATTGCTCCTTACTTGCTTTACCAAAATTTGAAGACATATTATTTCACCTCCATTGCTTTAATCCAACATAATCCAGACACATAAGCATCATCAATCGGATTATGTTGTTTTACTGCATCATAATTAACTTCTGAGTATTTAATCCGGCTAGTATCAGATTCAATACCTTTTGAAATTAACAAAGTTTCTACTTCATGCAAAGGATATGGTGCATTCCATTGACGATTATCTAAATCATCAAGAACACATTGTTTGAAAAATCCAGATTCAACTGGTACACCAAAATCAGCAATACACATACAAGAATCTTTATGTTTCATCCAGAAACCCCAAAATGCATTTCTCATTTGTTTGCGTGTAGGATATTTTTGTAATCCATCAAGAGCAGGTATAACATTTTGTATTACCCAATCATTGTCAACGTCTTCAATTTGAGCAATACCTGAAAATTTATCAATAATCAATCCTAGATTATTTAATACAATTGCACCAACAGCAAAACATTTACCGTATAAACCATTAGTTTCACAGTCAAAACTAAAAATATTTTTCATTATGTATTCCTCCTCAATTTTTCTACTAATTTAGTATAACACAATGCAAAAATAATTGCAACAACTAATTTTAAGTTAAATCAAAATTTGCAATTTCACAAACCATTGATTTTATTGGGTTTGTTGCACCTAAAATTAACACCAAACTGACATTTTATACAAACTGGTACTTAGTTTTTAATTCTGCAATTTTCTTTTCAATTTCTTCTTGATATGGTTTAGTATTTGATATTTCATAACTTTCAATCACTTTTTCATTTTTACAAATTGAATCTCCGTATATATCCTTAATTTTATCATACTGCCACATATTTATATATACTACTTTTTTATTTCCGTTTTTAGTTTTGTTAACTTCTAATTTATATTCCGTTATTGTATTGAGCAATTCAGATTTCCTATTTATAATTAACTCTTTTAAATAATCTAAATCATTTTCTAAATCATTTAATTCCTTTAAATCAAAACTTCTAATAATTTCTAAATCTTCCCCATCTAATTTTTTGCAATTAGTGGATATTGTACCACCATTGAAATTAGGTGTATGTATTCTAAATTTTGTTTGAGAAAATTCCACATAAGTTGCTTCTTTATTACTTTTCTTAAATGCATCGTTAATTATATTTTCTTTTTCAAAAGCATTTTCATATCCAAAATTATTAATATGCATTATCATATCTCCCTTCTTACCTTTTTTTATATTCCATATCCATCTTCATAATCAAGTCTTGATTCAATATCTGCAAGTCTAATTTCATCTTGAATTTTAGTATAACAATTCAAACACAATCCATTAGTTAATGTTTTACTATAAATTTCTTCTTCTAAACATTCGGGACATAAACCTCTATATTCACTCATAATTTTATCTCCTCTCTATTTACCCACAATTTTATAACTAATTTTTACCCTACAAATCTTCCAATCCTCATTATCATACTCCCTATTGTGATTAATAAATCTTTCTACATCCTCTTCATCATTCCATTTTTCTGCTTCATCAAAATAATTGCCAACACCAGAACATTCACCATAGCAAAATTCGCCATTAATATTCCTGAGTATAAAACATTCACCTGTAAATTCATTCAGCAATTCTTTCTTTGGTTTCTTGAATTCTGTATCAAATTCTAAAACTTCATTAATAGATATTCTACCTTCACTTAATGCAAAAGGATTAATACCTAAGTATTCACAAACTTTATCCCATAAACCTAATTCCATAATTTGCTTTACTGTCATTGATACTTTGCTCATTTTATAATCTCCTCTCCATTAATTTAATTACCTCTGCCCACTTATATCTTATCAAATGGACAGAGATAACAAACTTAGGAGACATACATGGAATACTTATGCTAATGATGTTTTGGTATTTTAATAGTATTAACTTTTTGTGGTTGCCCAGACCACTAAGTTAATACTAAAGGTTAATCACGTTCAACATATGGAAGTTCATTAAAATCCTTAATTGACATATCTAAGGTAAATGTATTACCTTTTTCATTATAAACAAATTTACATCTAATAGAATCTTCATTTGCCATCATATGGGTATGAAGTGGCATTAATAAATCACTCGGCAAACTGTTAATGAATTTATTCTCAAGTTTGCGGTTATAAGATTTATTGTTGATTTCTTTTAACAGTGGAATTGTTATATATTTTGCTTTCATTTGATTTATTCCTCCTTTTTCATTTTTTTTCTAATTATTTCCTCACAATTTTCAGCCTGTCTTGCTCCTGGTTCTACTGTATATTCTTCTTTCTCTTTATCCCAAGTCAGAAAATATATACAACCATTTTCAGTCTCTAACATTGGTTCGCTCCAATCAAAACTTAACAAATCAATTCCAGTATCTTTCTTTAATTGCGATACTCCCTTGGCGTAATCTAATATACTTTTCGGTATCATTATGTAGTCCTCCTTTGTTTTTATTTCTCATTATATTAATTATACAGAATATAAATATAAATGTCAAGAATATATCATATCTTTATTTTAATATTCTTGTATCATTAATTAAAGTATAACCATTAAGATATGGGAAAATTTTTTCTTCTCTTACTTTAGGTTCATCCCACGGTAAATCAATAGCATTTTCTTTAACACCATCCACCATATAGATAACTTTTACCATAGGTTTTGCACCAAATTCACCACCTAAATATATAGTCATGTAATCTATAATTCTATGTTCCATTTTCTATTCCTCCTTTTCTTTATTCAATGTCAAGATAAATACCTTATTTTAACTCAAAAAATTCATTTCCTTCTACAGAATTAAAATAATCTACTGTACCAAAATTATTCGTCATATAAATTCTATTGTCTAAACTACCTTCTGCTGAGTATATTTTACCTTTAGTATATTCTATATCCATCATACCATATTTCTCATTATAACCGTAACTATCTTTTTTACATAAAAGTTTAATCATATTGTTATATCTCCTTTATTTTTATTTTATAGTTTTAACGGATAACTATAAACCGAAGTTATAATCCTAACCACCATAAACAAAAACTATTTCTTTATCTAATTCTACTGTTAAATAAAAATATACTTTCCAAGCTAAAACTTTTAAATCTGTCTCAAAAATATTGCCCTTCTTACTAGAAAAAGTATAAATGTCAACATTATCTTGACCGTTTATGTATAATAATTGTCCTGCTACAATTTTATATTTTTCACCATCTTTTGTCTCAATTATTATTTCTGCTGAGTCTTTATTTTCAAGGATATTATTCATAAATTCTTGTTCGTTCATAAGAACATCTCCTTAAAATATCGTTTTCAATTCCATGTTTGGTTAAAACTCAAACTTATCAAGATGATGTATTTCTGTTGCCGTCATTTTCGGTGTTACCTTATAACTAATTACTTTTTCGTAAGAAGCAATGTTTTTAGAAAGTCCATACTGTTTTAATATATTACTATCAATATTATTATAATATTTTTCAGTATCTTTACGCCAATCTTTTTTAATTTTAGTTCCATGTTCATTATGAAAAATACTTTCTCTAATAATCAATTGCTTATGAGTTTGCACCATGATAATTAAATCTAATAGACCTGCACTCATTTTAATTTTATTCATCTGGTACACCTTCCTTTTAATTATTATGTTATCTATTCTATCTTACTGTTTACATAGTCAAACTGCTTACCGTCTTTGTTTTCTTCATCTAAAAGTAATAATGTAGAAAGTAAAATACTTCTTACCTGTGCTAAATTATCATAGATTATTTCTCTGTTTTTCATTAATAATTCCTCCTCAGTTAATATGTATTTGATTAAATACAATTATATTATACTTTTAATAACAAGTCAATACCCAAAACACCTAAAACAAAAATAAAATTAACTCCCATTTCTAGGAGTTAATAAATTCCATCTACAATTTTACAATTGATCCACATTAACTAAACTTAATAACTGATCCCTACTGTTATTCCGATTGTCAATTATTTCTACCAACACCGGAACCCAATTAATAATACATCTGATAGCATTCCAAAAGTCTGCTCCTTTTAAATCTTCTATAGCAGTTCCCCAAAGTGGGTATTCAATGGAATAATAAAACCCTGTATCCTCGTCTTTGCGTTCTGTGATATGTTTTTCATACCGGAAATAAAAGTCAGTTGGTTTATTCTTGCCTTCTTTATCCTTAATTCTTACTGTAGCAGTTCCGTCAAATTGGTTATTTTCACCGCTGCCCCAAATATCCTCGGCAACATCAATTAAAATATTATGCAGAACATTAGTGAATTTAATTGCTGTTTCACGGCGTTTTTTCTCACCGTCAAGCATAGATTGTACTTTAACCTGCAAATTTTCTAAACTTACTTTTGATTGATTGGTCATGTTAAGACCCTCCTTATTATTAATAAGTATTAGGTTGTTAACCTTATGTATATGTTATCATAATGTTAATATAATGTCAAATGTTTTTTGGTATTTAATTATTAATTTTAAAGTAAGTATGAGTAAATTAATTAGAAAAGCAGGTATTTTTTAACCTGCTTTTCTAATTAATTTATTTCTGTCATTTTTTCAATTATTTTTATTCTCTGTCCTTCTGTCATCATTCCGGCATAGTCCCATGATAAAACAATATCGTCATAGCAGAAATGTGTTATATTTCCATTTTCATCTACTGCATTTTTAAATCCTCCACAAGCTGAACATGCTTTTTATTTTGGTTCTGTTTTTGTCCAAAGTTTGTTATTCATGTCATAAAATTTCTTACCTATTTGTATATAATCAAACATTGTTTAACACTCCCTTTAAGTTGATTTATTATGTATTGCTTAATACCTATTATAATATAAAAATAATTATATTGCAATACCTTAGACAAAATAAAACAGGAGTTTAGGCTCCCGTTTTTGTGTGTCTATTTATTATTCCTTTCCTCTGCGTCCCTCTCAGCTTGTGCCATACTGAAACAACTACTAAAAGCATGACCTGTTTTATAATCTGTATGGAATACACAGTATGATTCTGTTTCCTCGTCATAGTCTGCAAAGTATTCGCCTTTTTCTAATTGTTCCTGTTGTTTTTGTTCTTTCTCAAGAATAGGACAATTTTTAAAACATGATAAATCCGTACACCAAGTATCTGAATATTTAAGTTGTTCAGGGTCTACACCAAAAGAAACAGCACGATTTAAACATTCCATATTTTATCGACTCCCTTCAAATATGTATTAGTATAATTATAATACTATTTTGTTACGTTGTCAAGAAGAAGAAAAACAGGAGTTTTTTATTCTCCTGTTTAACTATTTTTACTTTGTTTTTTATCACTTGAAGAAATTTCTTCTCTAAAACATTTCCAGCAAATATTCAATCCTTCTTTAGATTTAAATTGTACTCTTCTACCATGTTCCTGCTTACATTTTTGACATATCATAAATTATAAACCTCCTTTATATATCATTATGAAATCGTTATTTTTTTTATTCAATTATTTGACTAGTGTGTACACCCATTTTAATTTCGTCTTCTTCTGCCCAATAAGCTGCTGAAACATCTTTACAATATTGACTAAAATTTTCCGTATCACATTTTTCACAGTAAATATTATTTTCCATTGCTTCTTCTTGTTCACAATTAATACACTTTGCCATTATTAAAACCTCCTCAGTAATATGTATTTACTATCTACACTTACTATTTTAAACTATAAATATAATAATGTCAAGTGTTATTTTTATAGACAAAAAGAAAAGCCTTTCGGCTCTTAATTTATATTTCCATTTTCTAATTGTATATATGCATCTTTCCATGAATCAAAATATTTAAAATCAAGATGATCTCTATATGATTTATATTCGGTTGGATCACCTTTTATAATTCCAACAACAACCTTTTTAAAGTCTGCGGTACAGCCTTGTAATCTGTATTTTGGGTTACTTTTTAATAAATCACTATATTTATTTTCTTCTTTGATGTGTTCTCTTAATTCTTTTCTCATGTTTTAGTCCTCCTAAATTTATTTTATATAAATCTTTCATATTTTTAACTATTTCTAATTGCTTTTAATTGTGCCATCATAATTCTATCATATTCGTTATAGCTTTCTTTTGCTACGAACAATGGAAGCATATAATTCTTATCTAACTTTTCCCCATGAATATCATAAGCAAGATCTCCGATAATATATTTTATATTTTTAAATTCTGATAAATTTCCTCCAGTTGGTGTATTACCAACAAATATATAATCCTTATGTTTCCCTACGTTTTTATTCATTTCTAGTTCCTCCCTTTAAAATATGTATTTACTATCTACCAATAAATATAGTATAGAGTATAAATATAATATTGTCAATGGTTAATTTATAGATTGTTATAGACAAAAAGAAAGAGTCTGAAAAGACTCTTAGTTAACTTCTGTAAGTTTTCCTTTATTAAAAATATAACCTTGTGTTTTTATTGCTTCAAGTGTTCTAGTGCTTACATGACCATAAATTTTTAAATCCATGTCAATTAAGAATAACAAACTATTTCTTACTTCCTGTTTTAATGCTCTCATCAGTTTTAACCTCCTTCAAATATTGACATAAAATACCAGTTTGCTAATGTTACCGGAACACTCTCTCAAAATTTGAATCTTTTCCATATCCCAATTTAATAGCATCATTTAACATGTTATATACAGTCATTTCAGCCGTTTGGTCTGCTGATGTTGCTATATATGCTTTATGGTTAAATGCTTCCCTGCTATCTCCAACAAATTTATACTCCATGTAAAATTTGGCATCTTGAATTGTTCTTTTTCCGTTTAATATTTTTCCAATTATTTCATTTACTCCACCCTGCCAAAATTTTTTGGTCATTCGTTTTGCTCCCTCCAATTTTATAAACCACACAATACAACCCCGGCCTTAACGTCCCTATTATCAACTTCTATGATAAAGTTAAAACCTTCAACATCTGCAAAATAAATACCATTTTCTAACCATGATTTAATTATTTTCCTGGTTATGTATTTCTTCATTCGCTCTGCACCTCCTGTATAATTCATTAACCTATTATAACACAATAATATTATATTTGTAAAGTGTTATTACTATTCAGCAAAATAAAAAAGGCTCTATGGCCTTTATATTGCTTGTAATCTATCTTTCCAGTATTCACTTATCAATTCCCTGCTATATCCTTCTATATACTCAATAACTGCCTTTATATCAGTTATAGTTATTTTATTCTTGTATACGTCTGATATAATTTGATTAAAGTCATAAGACAAAATATCATAAATTATTAAGAATTGCTTATAACTAAAAGGATTATTCTTTCGCAAGGATAAAAATATTTCCTGCTTAATATTGTTAATCTTTATTTGCCTTTCCTCCTGCTCTATCCTTTCTTGCTTCTCCTGTTTACCCTTTGCAATATAAATTGCTTCTTTAAATTTTTCTGCTCTTACTTGCTGTCTTTTTCTTTCTGCTGACTCCTGCTTATCCTTTCTTTTAGATTCTCTTTCCCATTTTTTGCATAATGCAGTATATGACATTTTATTTGCTCCTTTCAACTATATTCGTTAATCTATTATACACAATATTAATATAAAAGTAAAGTTTTATTTCATGTTTGAGCAAAAAGAAAAAGGCCGATTATATGGCCTTTACCTTCCGCAAACCCAACGAACAAATATTACTTTTTCTAGTTTCTTAACTATTCTAAAATATCCATCAGGATACAAATTAAAAGTTCCTGTTACTTTCCCTATCAAATTCTTTTTCTCTATAACTTGATAAGGGATACTCTCTTTCTCGGCAATAAGATAATAATATTTTCTTTCATCAAGTATGCAATATTCTTGAGATAATTGACCTTCTTTCTTGCCAACTTCCCAATTATTACCAAAAACAAATAAATCTCCTGGTTGTGGGTATTCTCCTTCTCTTTTCTTTTCATAGAATTTACAATTGTCATACACTGTTACATCAGTATGTATACATTTACTATTTTTATCCAACTCGATATTTTTACATATCCTTGATTTTCCACAATTATGTGCTGGTAGATGAGGAAAATTATCTGGTCTAGAATAAGAATATAGAGGATAATTTTTTTCTGAATCCCAAAAATGTCCCATTGTAAAACCTCCTTATTATTATTTTGATATAATATGGGCGTAATACTCCCCATATGCATTTCGACGGGAATAATCTATAATAAGACTGTTACCGTCCGGTAAAGTAATCGTTTCGATATCTCCTTCTCTGCTGGGATTTCCAACAGATTCTATAAAGACATTAGGATTTCCAGATCTTGCACATGGCAAGCCAACAATATTATCAGAATTCCTACAATTAATATCTATAAATATACTTCTATACAGACGAATATGTGTATATTCTTGTATAAATATCGGAGATCCGCCATGTTGAACATATACAACAGATGCACCTGCACGGTGTTTTTCATTGAAATCTTCATACAAATATTTTACCTGCAATCCAGTTTTCCACCAGAACCCAGGAAATGTGTTTTCTTCTATTTTACTTTTCTCAATAGCAATACTCCTCATATAATGATCGTTCACTGTATGCTTCTCATACCCCATGTCGGGCAATTGGGATAATATACTTTTATCGTACTGTATGTATTTCGGGTTTTCTATTAATAACATTTGAATTCCTCCCTTTGATTATGTATTATTACGACAGTGAAGAAGTTATTTCTGGTGATTTATTCCTTTTGACATCCCAAAAATCTTCCAATTTAACTTCTTTTATTTCAATTATCTCAGTCTTACGGATTAATCTATTATCCATATCCGCAAAACTAAGACCTTTTTTAAGTCTTATATCTATAGTAAACAATCTACTATTAAGATATAAAACCCTTATCCCATTTAAGCAAATACCATGCCTAAGTTGTGTTTGCTTATAGATATAATTAATCTGACAATTATTAATTTTTTCCATCACACCATCAGCAGGGATTATGTAAGCAAAACACTCACCCCGATATCCTGGATTAGTTTTATCTATAACCAACTTATTTCCGCTTTTTAAGGTTATTATTTCAATACTGTCTATCTTTTCGACATTTTGAACGTCTACTAAGATAACACCGCCATATAAAGAATCGGCAAAATCTTCTGCATGATAGGGATAACTAGAGGACTTATAACCAAAAGTTATTTTTCTTCTTAAATCCATTATAAATAACCTCCATTTATATTAATCAAAATACTTATTATGGGACACTGTTATATAGATTATATACTAAATACAACAATGTCCACAAATAAATATTCTAACTATTTCTTATCATCAACTTTAAAGTATAACCGATTTCCTCAATATCCTCCAGAGATAAAATTTTCCCTTCTGGAATTCTTCCGTTTATTTTTAAAACTATTGCTTGTTGCCCGACTTCCTGAGCATACATAATCCGGTTAACCGGGATACCTACACCTAGCAAAGTAGTTAATACCTGTGCTGTTGCTTCGTGACCTACAGCGGATAATATTTGGTTGTTTTGTGCTAATTCTTGAGCTTGAGTTGTTGAAATGGTTGTTAAGGTATAGTTTCCGTCTGCTGTGATGATAGAAGTGTTTAAGATACCGATAATTTGATTAGTTTTCATTAAAAAATCCTCCTAAAGTTTATTTTTATTTAATTTATTTTGATTTGTTTATTTACTGACAATGTTATTTTAACATAATAATAAAATAAATGCAATATGTTTTTATAAAATAGTTTGATTAATTTTAAATAAAAAATAAGGCCGTTAGTGGCCTTAATTGTTATCCTCGATTAACTCTTTTAAAATTTCAATTTGTCCTTTGATTGTTTTATATCTAACTGATTTTCGCTCATACTGTCAATATGCATATTAGCAATACCCCAATGGATTAAATGTATGATTCTATTCACCCGTTCATCTAAAGCATAATTATTATCATTAATAATATACTTTACTTCTTTGGCCATTCGCTCTAAATCATTTACTGCCTTATTCAGTTTATCGTTTAACCCTAGTTCGGCACTTCTTAGATAAGATTTATTAAGTTTTAATTGTTCTTCAATTTTATTTTTCATTTTGTGTTACCTTCTCCATTATTAATTCTGGCATATTCTTATAAACTTTATATAATGCATCGTCCCAGTCAATTTTATTACTAGAATTAAATATAATTCCTCTAATAATATTCTGAATTGATTTGTCCTCAATTTGTTTTAATACCTTTTCACTTAATAACGATTGAATTTCCTGCGCTAACATTCGCTCCACTCCTTTAATTGTTATGTGATTAATTAATAGTATACACAATAATATTATAATTGTCAAGTATATTTGTTATTTTAATAAACAATAAAAGGCCAATAGTGGCCTTATAAAACAATTTTTTTCTTCTGAAGCATACCATTGATTAGTGTCTTCGTTAAAACTTAGCCATACTTTTTCAGTAATAATTTCCCTTATAACAGACGTTGGAATTCTGATTCCTGATACTTTTCTAGCAAATTCTAAACATAATGTAATATATCCTGGTTGTTTTTCAATTATTGCTTTTGAAATTTCATAAGTCATACCTAAATTTAATACTATTTTTGCTTTTCGATTACGAGCAACTTCATACGCAATAGATTCTTTTATTACATTGGAAATAGTTTCAAACGCCTCATCGCTCAAATTTTGCATTAATTTTATCATTAAAAAGACCTCCTTATGTATTAAATTATTAACTATCTATAGTATACATAATCATAATATATGATAGTTAATATTATTATATCCAATTATATATAATTATCTTTATACGAGGCGTTTTAAGGTTTTTAGGTGCTAGAGTATGTAAAATTATTTTATACGGCTTTAAAACTGATTGTAGGAAGAGTATTAACCGGGTGAGGAGGAATTATAAGGAGTGGAGAAAGAGAAAAGGACATAATAAAACCCTATTCAATTTTACTAAATTTAATCAGCTATTGAATAGGGTTTTTGATTTATATTTACATTGTCGGTGATGGTGTAAAGTTATTATCGTTATCGGATTTAACTATTACACTGCCGTATTTATTCCGGATTTTATCCATGCTTTGCTTGCTGCTCCGCTTAACCTTTTTTACGCATCCTGCATACCAGTAAAAAGCTTTATGGCTTTTCGTGTATATCATTCCCAGTGTATCCTGTAAAAAATCCTTTATGGGGAAAGTTCCTTTGCCTCTTACCCATAACCATGTGCCAATTATTTCCACTTCTATATTGTTATATTTTAGGAGCTGGTCTATTATGGAAATAAAATCGTTGGCTTGCTTTTTGGTTTCCGTGTAACCTCTTTCATTTTTCAGTTGTTGAGCTAAGAATTCGTATTCTGTGTTGATTTCTTTCATGATCTGAAGTGCTTCGGGAGCTTTGTTGATGTCTGGGTGAAATTGTTTTGCTAGTTTGCGATAAGCTGATTTTAATTCTTCTAAGGTGTTAATGTTAAGGAAATGATTAATTTTCATTATGTACGCCTCCTGTTAATTATATTTAGTTTTCAAAGAGTTGATACGAGGTGTTACTATGTATGGTGCTAGGAATAATTATATCAAAATGGTTAGTAGTCGTCAAGGTATATTTATATTTTTATTGGTTTTATATCTAATTATTGCTATGTGATAAGTTTTAAGGGAATGTAGGATATAATATATGTTAAATTGTTTTTAAGTGGCTTATTGGCCATCCTGTGAAGGTGGTTTTTTGACTGGTGTTATGTCGGCTGCTGTTATAGAGGAGTAGGGATTTGAAAATTGAGCAAAAAATAAATAGTATAGCATTGTTGGCTATACTATTATTGTTAATTCCTATTTATTTTTTGTTTCCGGATAATGAATGGTATTAATAGTTAATATAGTTATATTCTTCCTCTTTATCATAATACCCATAATAAGGAATATATGAGTCGTTGCTATAATAGCATTGATCATATTCATCTAAGATAAATTCTCCTATTAATTGGATATTATCAGGTGACATTATGATAAATTTACTTTTTGTGGCATGTCTGATTAGTTCTGCTGTTATAGGGTTAAATAGATTATCCTTAATTTCTGTAAGGTATTCTTTGACAAATATAATAGTGTCTGATATTGATCTGTTATAGGAAGTAAATGGAATAATACCATTATGCACCACTGCTAGATTTGTTATACAGGATTTGGATTTTAATTGTTTGGCGTTGATAGTTATTGGGAAAGGGTGACAATTGCCTGGTGTTACTTTGCCGTGTGAAGCCAAGCGGAAGTGGATCGTTAGGTTGGTGTTTATTATATTGATATTTTTTTGGAGGTGATCAAGTGCTGTTATGAGTGAATTGAATGTCATAAATCCTTTTTGAATATGTACAGAGTTATCATGTTGATACATAAACCCGGCCCCGTCCTGGTTGTTTTGGAAACAGGTTTTTAATGTTTGAATATCTGGGAGTTGAATGTTAATTGGTTTATGTAAAATTATACACATAGATGTTACCTCCTAGTTATTTTGATAGTTTATTATATCACAGACAGGGAATATTAACAAGTGAATTGTTTGGTATTTGATACAATTTAAAAGGTGAAATATGGTAATCTGTTATAGAGATATTGCAAAAAATTAAACCCGGTCAAAGGGTTTATTTATTTTTATATTGTGTTATAAGCCTCTTTTTTGTAGGTATTTTTGGAGTTCCATATATTCGTATTCGCTAGCATGAGTTGTTACCTTTTCCCAGGTTATTTGTTGGATATCCTGGATTTTATAGTTTCGACAAATATCCAGCAATAACTGGCATAATTGCAAGGTTGCTGCAAAAGTTGTATAGTTTAGAGTGCCACGGAAAATTCTTAATTCTATGGTGTGAAAATTATCTAAATTAACTGCATGGTAACGATTTGAGCGTTTAGCAGTTTTTAGGAGTTCGTCGGAATCTGAAGTTAATCCGTATCTTTTAGCCCATCTTGATAATTGAGCTTCGTCTCGGCGACTAAATGTTACCAATTTGTCCCAGAATATTTCTGTTATAAGCAATAACTTGGTAATATTTAGATCCTGCTCAAGTTCTGTATTGCCGAATGCATCCCTGCTGATATGTACGTGCATTCCACAAGTGCCTGCATCGTGGGAAGTGTAACCAAGGGTTTTAGCTTCTTTTAACAATTCTTCCCAGTCAAATACTGTTAAATGTTGGGAGAGGGTTGCAGGATGACTGACTATTTCAAATCCATCGTTAAGACTGCCGTCTTCTTTAATGTAAATTTTATCCTCTGTTTGAAAATTCATGATTTCTAATAATCCTTCGGCGTTGGCTTCTGACTTACCGCCTTCATCGACTTCTATTTCCAGTCCAAATTGATCGTTGCCTTCGCCATGAAAAATTGGATTTGGTTTATGGGAATAAGGATGAATAAATTTTTCTATATCGTTGTAACATTGCTCACAATAGGTACAATCGTTATGGGAATATGTAGCATCATCTTGGAGCCATTCCCCACAATTTTCACAACAACTTGCATTCTCCCAGCAACTTTCGCAAAGATCCTGGTTATGTTGATTATGGTGTATATCATCATCGTGGTGGACTTCTCCACACCAATCACAAGCGGTGGAATGATTATTGAAACAATCATAGCAATAACGATCGCCGTTGGCAGTTGTTTCTGCATCGTTAATATGTATAGAGTCGTTGCAGTGTTCACAGATAATTACTTTTTCGGAAAAACAATCCTCACAGTAAGCATTATCGGAACTATCGTAAGAAATATTGTTGTTATGTGTTAATTCCCTGCATTCGCTACACTTGGTAAAATTTTCGTCAATGCACTCCTGGCAATAATAGTCATAGTCAATTTTTGTTAATTCTGAAAAGTTAAACTCAGTGTCACAATGAAAACATTTTACTAATTCTGGCATTTAAAAGCACCTCCGGTTTTAATTTTAAGTTTTAAGAATGTAAAAATAAATATGTACTACTATTAGTATTCGCCAACGGCCTTGTATTATCCTTCTTTTTTATTAATTTTTTTTGAGAAAATTTATTTTTATTTTTTGTTGGTTGGAATGTATGTATTATATATGTTTATCTATATTTGTATAAGTATTTTGTATGGTTAAAAGGTTATTAGGTATTTGATAGATAATTGATTAAATAGTTATTATATCTAAGTTTATATAATAATCGTTGTAGGAGTTGATTTCAGGAATTGTAAGTATTGGAGTGGGTAAAATAATTTATAGTAGTCTTAAAATTGATTGTGTGAGGCATGAAATTGTTAGGGTGAGCAAAAAAATAAACCCGGTGAAGGGTTTAAGTTATAATTGTATTTATATATATATTTATATTTTATACTGCTTTGGCTGATTGTGCCCATCTGTATTGATCTAGAGCTTTTGCTTCGGCTTGGTAGCGGTTATTTGCTGCTATTTGATCTAAAAATTCAAATGATTCGTTATTTTCGTTTTGAGCGGTAATCCATACCCAATATTGATTAGTTGTTGTGTTGGTCATTGTAGTTCCTCCTATAATTTGTAATATTAATATGGTTTTAACGGATTACCATAAACCGGAAATAATTAATAATTGAACTGACATTTACCAGGATATTGCAATTTTAGATTTATAATTGTTTGCGGGTGTAGAAGGGTAAAACCTTTGTTGCCGCTGGAAAATTCGACATATATAAATGTTATATCGTCCCAGGTTAGCATTATTTTGTCACCTCCTTTATTGTAAAATTGTGACCGTTATAGGTGCAGAAATATTTTTCTTCTACTTCCTGTAAGGTATACGGGTGATCCGAAGCGATTCCATCCTGCAAAAAAGATTCTAGGAAATCTATTGTTTTACTGCCAGTATTCCAAGTTTTGTAATATAATCTCATTGCTGCATTTAGCAAAGGTACTAAATATTCCGGAGTCTGCTGTCTAGCTTCTTCTGCTTCAAATTCGGCAATGACGGTAGGGATTTCTTTTTTGCTGTATGCATAGCCAATATGCCGACCGGGTACGTCGCGGATTTCCATTTTGCTGATTGTCGCGTTGCCGTAGGTGCCATTCCCCATTGTCCAAACGTGATATGTAGCCATTAGTTGTGCCTCCCTGTTTATTATTTTATTTTGTTGCTACTATAGTATTCACCAAAAGTTTTTTAATACCTTCTTTTTTAGGAGATTTATTTTTATATTTTTTAAAATAATTTATATAAAATAGTTTGTATTATATTAAATTATGTATAAATTTATACAATTATTTTTATAGTTGTTTAATTATTTTTGAAAAATAATTTTAGGACGTGCAAGGAAAATAAAAAAGAGCTGAAAAGCTCTAGTTTATAAATATTTTTTCGGTTGGCACTGGATACAACCAGCTCCGCGACAATTGCAAGTATAATGTTTGTTTGGTTCGGGATAATGTGTAGATTTTTTGATTTTAGATTTGGTTTTTGCTGGTTTTAGTAGTTGTGTTAAATCTAAGTTGTAGCACTCGTTTGAGCAGTACAGTAGATCATCCGTTGTGTTTTCTTTTCCGCAAACTATGCAGGTTAATTTATTCATTATATGACCTCCTATTATTTAATATAATTAATAATTGCTTCTAAATTTAGCATAATAGCTGTTTTATGTTTTATTAAGCCATTTTTGTAACCATTTAAAATCTTATTCCTATATTCTGGAATTAATGATGGATCTAGTAAATAAATCCAAGATGATAAACTACTATCATAATGATTCCAGGCACTATAAGCTATTATGTCAATATCTTCTAATTTATGTATTTTATGCGGATGGTGATATTTAACATAGTAAATTTTAGGTGTTTCTTTGTATACTTCTAGTTTTTGGGTATTTTCTATGATGGTGCCTTTGTTGATAGTTATAGTGTATTTTGTAATAAATTGTATGTTCTGCAATTGTTTCATCTCCTTATGATTTGTTTGGCTTGGTTAATCCCTTTATAAAAAGCAGGATACTTTATATTACATTATATCATTAAATCCTGCTCTATGTAAAAAGATTAGTCCTTTTTATCTGTCAGAGTTCCCATTGTTATAAAATATTTGAATTTAGCAAATGTATAAATTTCATCTTTTCCATAGCCAAACCTGCCTAATAATATTGTAGTTGAATTTATTACATTTATTCTCCCCATTGCTCTTCTATCTGTACCATCGCCCCAATAAATGTAGATTGTTTCCCAATCTGATTCTTTATATTCTGTCTCTGACACAAGAACCATTATGTCGCGTTCTGACATCCTGAATTTATTTGCAAGTGCTGGAAGGGTGCAACTAAAATTTACAGGAATACAAATTTTAGAAGCTAATTTATTGTGATAATCTATAATTTTCTGATACATTGTTTCGGCCTCCTTAAAATTGAATGTAGTTAATATATATAATACCAAAATTAAGTCTGAATAGCAATAGTTTTAATGATATTTATATTATGTTTGTGTTTAATTTTATTGATTTTTATTAGTTTATTCATGGTTAGATTTATAATTTATTAGGCGAATAGGCTTATATGTCGTTAGGATTTGTTTTAAGGGCAGTTTGTATAGTTTAGGTGTTAGAGTAGGTATTATTAATTTAAAGCTGGTATATGGCGATTGTGTGAGTGTGAATTTTTTATTTGTGGTTGTTTTTGGTATGATTTGAGTTTGATTTGTATTTGGTTATTTATGGTTAATATATAGTATTAAATACTATGTGTTCCCCGTGGAACAATTGAGGGATTATTTATTTTGTGGTTGTGTTGGGTGGAGGGAAAAGAATAACCGTTAAATTTTAACGGTTATATAATGTCTTAATATGTTCTTGTATGTATTTTAGGTTATAAACTGCAAAATGCTTATAACCGTTTATTATTGCTTTTGGGTCTATAGCTTTATATTTATTGTATTCCTTTACAGCGTCCGGGTCTGGACAATCTTTCAGAGATAAACCCATTTCAATGTATTCCCATAACCAGATATTATTTTGCTTGTATATTACAAAGTTTAAAATGCCTTCTTTTAATTTTGATTGTATTTGTTTGGATAATTGGGTTAATGTCATTGTTGGTTTCTCCTCTTAGTTTATCCCTACATCATGTTACATTTTGGCAATGTAGGGATAATTTATGTACAGTGTGTAATAGTGTTCTATTATGATAGAGTGTATGAGGGTGCTAGTACAGTGATACAATTTATTAATTGTCAGATAATTATATAGTAATGATTTCTATATGAGATAGTTTATATTACTAAGTGATATGGATTGTATAATTGCATGTTGTTGTATTGATTACTCTGTAATTGTGTAATTATTATGTAGTATTGATTACTATGTGATGTAGCATTGATGTATATTTTAGATAGCATAGGATTATATTTTATATGGATAAGTATATGATTAAATGTAGTATTAATTAGTATTAGATGTAGAAAGTTATACATAATTTATTAACAGGGTTGTGGATAAATACTTTAGTATGATAAAGCGTTAAAGTAGTAACGTGTTAAATTGATAAAGTGTAATAGTTAAACAAAACGCTGTTTGTTATCTAAAACGAGGTGACATGTCAGGTGTATATACACCTGACAAGACAGCAGTTAAAAATGTTCCACGTGGAACATTAAAATTATTTTTTGATTGTGTTCCACAGCTTCACGATTCACACCTCATTATCAATATTTCATTTCACAATTCATATTTACAATTTATATTCACGACAAAATTATTCCCGGCGAAGCTGGCAATATTCATATTAACCGGAATAATCATCAATTTTCAATCCTACACAGTCTTACGATGACCACGACATCAAATGTAAATATCATTCTGGTGTATTTGTACCTAAAAATAAATTATAGAGTCTTATTTGAATCTTATTTTAGATTTAATTTCTTATCGTTTACTTATTAATCACCTCCTATTCTCCTTACATAATACTATAATTATGTAAGGAGATTTTATTCAGTAACAAACAACCACACAAACAAACATCCTTACAATTCCCAATACCACTAATTTTTACCAACAATTCTCCACATAAGGTTTATTATGTGGAGATATTTAGAGATATTCAAAGTTATTCAAAGAGAGATGAGCAGACCGGGGCATGGTTTACAAATTGAGAGTGATTATCATTATCATATGCCACCTGATCAGATGTATCTTCACGTCCATTTTATTTTTAAACTACGATTATCGCAAATCAATCGTACAACATCATAAATAACAACTATTTCCATATAATAATCAAAACATCTTAACACCGCATATTTTTAATTTTAATCAATTAATAATCAAAAAATTTATCATCCAACACAATCAAAAATATAACAAATTTTATCCTTCTATGCTCTCCTTTATTATATCACAAATCAAATAATATCAATAATTTTTCACACATTAAATTTTATCCTAATTATACTTTAATCATACCCTAATTACACTTTAAAATATACTCATTATATTCTAATTAAATAATATTAATTTCATAAACATCGAATAATATTTTTAACATTAAATTTATATAAAATAGTGTTAATATATTTTACCTAAACATCCCTACATCCATTATACTATCTACATTTATATCACTTTTACAAAACCCAACCAATATAACTAAACCTAATTTGGATACGTTGGTTAGATTTTTAATTATATAAACAATTTTGATTTTTGTTTATAATTTATTATATTTAATTATTAATTTTGTTTTTAAAATAATAACCTAAAAATTTACCAAACTTAACTTAAACCAAATAACCATCAATTCCTTACCACACAACATTTTAGGCAACATCCCTCGGATAAAATGTATATAATATAATATAACTTGTCCATGCTATATGCTTTAAACGCTTATTTAACAATGATTTATAGCTATTTATTGTTTTTTCACCTTTGGTAAATTTTTAATCTTTGTCATTCAACAATTCCTCATACTCATTCCATATACGCAAACTAAATTTTCAATAATATTTCACAAAAATATTTTCCTATATAAACGGTATAAATCACTTTCCAATCCTCCACTCTAATCCACATCTCCAACATCTATACATTTTATCTTTTATATCAACATCTCTCACAGCCTTTCCTAATAAATCATCATATCCCTCATAATCATTAATATAAATATTCCCATTCTCATCCATAGGAAATTCAACAATAATTCTAACCAACATACTTAAATCAGTATTACCACATTTTAAACATTTCATATTATATCTCTCCTTTATTTTTATTTTACTATTATTAATATTAATCTAACCTATAATAATTATATTTATACTATACTTATAATATATTTATTTTATATTTTTATAATAATCCTTATAACATCTACATAAACTAACATTAAATAATAACCCAACAAAGCGGTTTTAATCAATAAAAACCCTGTTTGTTTGAAATTATATTTAACAAAAAATAATCCCCATCTAAGAGGATTAAATTTATCACTAATTTCACTTATCTATTTACATTATCTACCCTATTCCCTACCTATCATAATATACATTCACCCATGAACCCTTATAATTATACCCTAAATACCACAATAAACTAAAACTAAACACTCCAAATCCATAGCATATATAACTAATACTTTTAAATAAACTCCCTATTCCTAATATATTACTACCACTTATACTCCCTATATCTCCAATATTATAACCAGCAATACTAAATAATGATAAACTTAATATTGATGATATATACATTATATTCTTTACATTTACATTTACATTGCTAGATTTAACATTCTCATTCTCAAATTTTTCTGCAATATTATTTTCCATGTAATATTTCTCCTTTTTCTAATTGTATTATCTTGCTATTATAATCTTATCCCTTATCATATCCACTATTTCAAATTTTATTCATTGTAATATTTTTAAATTATTAATATAATAACCATATAATTAACTAATAAATTATTCAATTAATCAATTAACCAGGGGGCGTAATTTAAACAATTTCACATACCATACCACTCACACACCACTACACCTACCACCCAAAATTCACTCAAAATTATCTCACATCAGAAGTTTTCGTTCCTCTAACTTCTTAGTCCTTTTTGTTTTTATGGTATTTATATAGTATTGGACAAGGTAATTTATATTTTCTACAATACGTATTCTAATATATATTATAACCTATATTGTAATTCATATTCTCATCCATATTGTAGTAATCTATAATTTTATAATATCCTAATGTACAACCTATATAACCTTACATAAAAACACATAAAAATATTCAACCATTTCTGATTGAATTAAATAATATCCTATTATTATATTATTTCTCTTCTTCTATAAATCCGTTTTCTTCCATCCATTCAGTTTCAATTTCTAACACTCTATGAACTATTGAATATGGTATTAATGCTTTCTTACTAATATATTTAGCAACTTCCTCTAAATCAATAACTAATTCTTTTTCTATAGTTAATAACCTCCTTTTTTATCTCATCTACAGTTAAAACAATAAATTTTAAACTTAATTTATTCTCCTTTCCTACGCTCTTATCTAAAACAATAAACTTAATATTATCTTTCTTCTCAATCTCTAATACCTTATCCTTTTTCTTTTCACTATCACAAACAATTAATACATGAGGGAATCTACTAACCTTTTTATACCAGAATTCATTCTTATATCTACCTTCTCTATAAATATCAACATATTCTTTAATCTTATTAAATCTATTCCTGCTATCTATTCTATCACTTTCAATTATTAAATATCTATGTTCATTAGTAACATAATTTCTAAATCCAATTATTCCATCTGCTCTTTGACCACATTTAAAAACATATTCATTCTTAATTTCAACAAATTTATAATATTCTTTAAACTTATACATATATAATAAATAAATATATCCCCAATTTCTATTTATATCATGAATCATAAATTTAGATTTTTTATTTGTAAAATAATAATTACATTCATTAATATCTACCCTAATTGAATTAATTTTACCTTTTTCTTTTAATATTCTTAATCTTTCTCTGCACTTAACTATCCCATATTTTATATTAGTAAAAAACAAATAATATATTTGTTCTGTATTTAAACATTCAAATTGATCTATTGTCTCTACTATACACTTATCTCGGTAATAACCTTTTTGTCTGGTATTCATGTTCTTGTATTTGAAATTGCTCTCCAACATAAATATCATCACCTTTGTAGAAGTATGATGCATATGCTTTTCTTCTATCATACAAATTATTAAACAATTTACATCTATCTTCTGCTATATCAGGATCTAAATATAATGCCTGTGCTTCAATTTGTTTATTCTTATATAAAGATATAAATCTACCATCAACGTCAGGTAAATAAAATGCATTAGTATTGCCTAATACAGTTAAACTATGACCTTTATCTCCACATTTGAAAGCAATTCTAGCTGTCAGATTATTCTTAATAATAGGAGATATTAATTCTCTGTCAGGTCGTTGCATACATATAATTAATCTTATTCCTGCTTTTCTTCCTAATTGTGCTAAATCGTATGTCTTTTTCTGTAAATAATGCAATAATTCTTTTTCTTCTTTATTATGAAATTTACCAGGAGCAGTAAAAGCAAATTCATCAATAAATAATATTAAATAAGGCAATTTATTATTTGGATAGGATAAGTTATAATCTCTTAATCTCCTTTTCTTATAATAAACTAATAAATCTAATCTCCTAACTACTTCATCCCATAACATATCTAATATTTCTCTTGCAATCTCTACATCTCCAGCAAAATAGGTATAATCTTTTAAATGAATAAAATCTGTTTTTGCTAAATCTATTATAAATAATAATACATCTGGATTTTGTAATAATGCATCTGCCCATGATGTTGCCAATACACTTTTGCCTCCACCTGTACTCCCTGCAATAAGCACATTTAATGTATCCAGTAAATCCCATACAACTAAACCCATTTGGCATTTTCCTAGAGGTATTGGTAATACGTATTTATCTAAATATTCTATAGTATTAAAATTATAATTAACTTTTCTAGGAACAATACCTTTCCACACTTCTATCTTCAATAATCCATTTGCTTCTTCAATAATTACTTGAGCAATCAATGAATTAGCAAAGTTATCAACCTTATCAATATATTTTTTAAATGTTAATGAATGTGGTAATTTCCATAATGTAGTATAATGATTTTCGTTATTTTCATCCTTAATAGTTTCTATATGCATGGCGTAATCACCTGAATTATTATATAATCCACATTCAAACATAATATTCTCAATTTCTGATTCTAAACTTCTACTTTTCCTAGTACGAATCATTTTCTTAATAGTAGTTTTTAAATCCTCTTTCTTTTTTTCTTTTAAAGGTTTATAGCATAATTGTTCTAAATATTTTGTAAAATTTTCTTTAATATTGTTCTTATCTACCATTTAAACCACCTACCTTCTTTCTTTCTTGAAATATAATCTTTAAATCCTTTAACCTTTTCAACAACATTATTTTTAATATTACTTTTACTATTTCCTTTAATGTTTTGAATAAAATCAACTACAGCATCAATACTTTTCCTACAAATCTCTTTATCTATTTCGCTCATTTCTCTGCTTCCTATATCTCTATTAATATTAACTTCAATGTCACCATTTTTAATAATAATATCTATACTTCCAGGAGTTTTATCATCTGTAATCTTAATATTTTCATTAAATTTTTCTTCTTTTTTGTTACTATAATCTTCATTTTTATTAATTATTTCCTCTTTTTTATTAGAATTATTATTAATATTATGATCTTTTTGCTCATTATACTGTTTATTTTCATCATATTGTTTATTCTCATTTATTTCCCTTTTATCGTTACTCTCTTTATACTCAGTATATTCCTTATCTTCATGATAATTTTTATTCTCATTATAAGTTTTCTCACTATTATTGCTATCATTATCACCATCTACATTTACAATCAAAGGTAATTTCTTATCTTTAATAATCAATTCACCAAAAAATTGATTATTATCATGTCTATATATTCTTACATCAATATTACCACTTTTAAATAGTAAATTATTCATACCTAACATTACAAATAATGCCATTGCACCTATAATAAATTTATTAACTATTACAGTTTGCATAATTTCACCTCATTATATTACTTATCTAGTCCTTGGATACTCTTGTAATATTCTAGTAATAATATTATCAGGTAATTTTTCTTCTAATATTTTATCAATAGGTTTTTGTATATCCTTTTTATCATGCAATTTACTAGTAGGATCAACATATTTTTTAACATCATCAATTTTATCTTCTACATATTCTTGTTTCTTTTGTTCTTCTTCAATTATAGGCATTACTTTTTCCATGATTGTACTCAAACAAGAAAGTAAAACTATAACTATAATCATTTTTGACATACTTCTATTACTTAATGTTCTGCAAATAACATAACCAAATGCACCAATTATAGTCATAATCATTAATTGAGGTAAACATAAACATAAAATAGTAAATAATAATATTGGTATTATAAAAAACATCTATATATCCTCCTAAAAATATGCCAATAATTTATTTACTATTTTAAATCCAGAATCTACCATTATAAGTGTGGCAACAAATGTAGCAACTATACCTACTAATACAGCAAAATTACTCTCTCCTATTATTTTACATATTTGTTTTCCTATAAAGGCAGCAATAGCACAACCTACAATTAACAATATAGCAAATCCAGGTTTACCTATACCAACAGTCTCACTCATCAAACCAGCAATGGTCATAGCATAGCAAGGTAGGGGGTATAGTAAACAAATTAATAATATTATATATTTATACATCATATACCTCCTCAATTTGATTATTTTAATTTTGGATTATCCCATTTAATAGATTTAGATTTATTAATTTCTGTTTTCTTATTAATATTCCTAACCTCAACATTATCCGTATTGGATGCACTCTTACTATTAATAAATGGATCTTCAGTAATATCTTTACTAGTTAATAAATTATTCCTCAATGCACATCTAATAAATTCAGACATATTATTTTCATATTTACTTAGAAGTAGGATTAATTCATTGTCATTTTTCCTGTTTAACCTAAAACTAATCATCATTGATAAACCACTCTCCTTTTTGATTTTGTATGACGGTTATATTTAATTATATTTGACTGTATGACATATTATACATGGTAATATTTAGTGTATAACAGGTGTATGACAAAATATAATTTTTATATAATTATTTTTATAATCCTATTGACAACAATAATATTATTATGGTAGAATTATTTTACAAATAAATTACATTACAAAAGGAGTAGATAATATGAAAAATAAAATTGAGCAATACAAAAATTATTTAATTAACCAAGCAAAATCAAATAATACAATATCATCATATGTGTCAGACTTAAATCATTTCTTTACATTACATGATGAGATTAGTAGGGATTCTATTATTAAATATAAGGAAGATATTAGTAATTTATCATCTTCCTCTATCAATAGAAAATTATCTGCAATTAAATCGTTTAATAAATTTTTATTAATGTTAGGATTGATTGATAGTGTGAAGGTTATTAAAAGGGATTTTATTAAAATACAATCAAGTGGTAATCCAACAAATATAACTAAATCACAAGTATCTGAATTCTTAGATAAAGTTAGTAATAAATATAATTTGCATAGAGATAGAAATATTGCCATTGTTTTTCTTATTGCTCATACAGGAATTAGGAGAGAAGAAATTACAAATTTGAAATTAAGAAATTTAGATATAGAAAAAGGAGAATTGAAGTTGATTGGTAAAGGTGATAAGGAAAGAACTGTGTTATTAAATGATATTGCAATAAATGTTATTAAAGATTATTTAAAAATTAGAGAAAAATATAAATTTGCTAATAGTCAATATATATTTTTATCTGAAAGAAGTAAGAAATTAGATAAAAGTACAATTAATTATATATTTAATAGTTATGGTGATGATTGTAAGGTTGGAATCCACCAATTAAGACATCATATGGCTACGAGTGCAATAGAACAAGGAGTTTTTACATTACCAGAATTACAGAATCAACTTGGTCATAGCAAACTAAATACCGTAGGCATCTATGCACAAGCAAGAAAAGAAAATATTAAGAAGAAAATTAATAATTTGAAAATTGGATTGTAGTGTGAATTATATTTTATAAAATAATTAATACATCATTATTTATTAGTGGTGTATTAATTATTTTTGATAAATAAAATTTTATTAATAAATAAATTATTTACAAATTATAAATATAATTGTGTTGATATATAGATTGTAATATTGTATAATAACAATTAAGGAGGAAACTAATTAATTTTAAATATATTTTTATTATTTATTAACTATTGCCAAAGGCATATCTTTATTTAAAATATATTATAGTAATCCGTTCATTCACTATCGTTCATTCACTTCATACTATAATATATTTTAAATAAAGTCTTCCGTATTATTTTTTGCTTGACAGCAAAAAAGTAATCCGTAAGAATAATATTTTTTATTTATTTTTATTATAGTGTTGACAATTATATTTATATTGTGTTATAATACGGATAACAATGATAACAAAGAAAATTAAATGAAAAGAGGTGAGAAATTTGATTGGTGCAATGGTTGTTTTATTCTTTTTATGGTTGGATTTAAGTGGTGATAAATTTATTTTTATAAAGGTATAAAGTATTATTATAATTGTACGATAATATAATAGGATGTTATTATTTTTTTAAATTATAGAATATTAATATAATTTAAAGGGACACTTTTTAACTTAATCTATAATCGAATATCCAATTATTGTCCCCCACCACTAAAAATTTAAGGAGGAATTTTTATAAAATTTATATCAGATGAAATTGATAATATGGATGTAGATAGAAAGAATTTTAATCTTATATCTTCAGGGACAGGTACGGGAAAAACATATTTTGTAGCAAATGAATTAAATAAATATTTTCCTAATATTAAATATTCAGAAATATTATTTGTAACATCTAGATCATTAATAGTAGATCAACAGTCTAAATCAGAACGAATTTCTAAGTATGATATGCATAATCTTATTTATATAAATCATTGGAATGGATTATATGACAATGCTAAATTATTAGAGAAAAAAGGGATACAAATAATGACTTATGATAAGATTATTAATATATTAATACATAAAAATTCAGAAGGACTTGAAACATTAAATAAAGTTAAATTAATTATTTTTGATGAATGTCATTCTTTATTCAGTGATAAATTTATAAAAGATATAGAAATGCTTAAGGTTTGGATAAGAGATATTCTTTATATTGGAAATAAAATTATACTAGGAATGACCGCAACACCTAATATTATTTTTTACTATCAGAAAGAATGGGGTGTAACTGTGAAGCAAATTAATTCTGAAATATTGATTAATTATAAAGCAAAACAATTACATTGTACTGATTTTGATACTATCCCTTATATAATAACGACTAATCAAGTTGAAGGTAGAACGATAATCATGTGTTATTCAGTAGAAGATTGTATTAAATTAAAAAGTAAAATACCAAACTCATGTATATTAGTTAGTAAAAGTAATAAGAAATATTTTACTGAAGAAATGTCTAAATTACGTGATTATATAATTGATAATGAAAGTTTGCCAGAAACATTTATTGATGAAGATGAAATAGAAAAGAAATTAGATGTCTTAATAACCACAAGTACATTAAGAGAAGGTGTTAATCTTAGAGAAGAAAGTGGAGTTAGAAATGTAATATGTTGTTTTACTGATGAATTACATATAACACAATTTATGGGTAGATGTAGATTCAATATTGATAATTTAATTGTTGCACATACATATATTCGTAGTGATAATTATGATACTGATTCATATTTAAGTAAGTGTAGGAGTGCGTATAAAGATTTTATGAGAAATAAAAATAGCACTTCATGGTTTGATAGTATATCTCATTTAATTAAGCATGATATTTATAAAACAATTAAATTTATTTTAGGTTCGCAAGAAAAGAAATTTATAAACTTTATTAATTCTAAATGGTTAGTACCTAGTAATATAACAGAAAAGGAGGATTTAGATAAATATAAAATTTATAAAGTAGAAGATAAACAAGAAATAATTAATAAAGTTATAGATTGTAAATTACTTAATTTATGTGCATCAAAGATTACTTTTAATAAGGTAATAGATTTAATGGAAAATAGTCTAGGTTATACTATTGAAGGAAGTAGAATAAAAATTAAACGAAAAAAGTATACATATAAACTTGTAATAGAATTTGATGAAGATAAAGTTACATATGAATCAGTTACAAGAAAAATATAGGAGGATTTTAATGACGTTTAAAAATGATTATAATAAATATTTAAAATCAGATTATTGGCAAGATATTAGAGAACAAATTTTAAAACGTGATAATTATAGATGTAAATTGTGCAATTCAGAAAATAATTTACACGTACATCACCAATCTTATGAATTTTTAGGAAATGAAAATTTAGATGAATTAATTACTCTTTGCAAAAATTGTCATTTTCATATTCATAAAATAAATAAATATTTGAATTATACTACATATCAAAGATGTAATGAATATAATAGAGTATCACAACAAAAAGAACAAGAAGATAAAATTTTTAATAAATTTGTTTATGAAAATGTTGATAAATTCATCTCTATACTTAATATAATTGATGAATATAATTATATTAAATCTAAAGATTTCAATAAAAATATTAAAGATATAATAAAAAATGAAAATTTTAATAAATCTAATTTTATATATTTTTGCATGGATTATTTTGATTTAGTATATACATTTTGTTTACATAGTAAACTTAAAAGAAAATATAAATTGCCAAGTACAAGCTATGATATGCCAATTATTACTAGAAAATTATTTTATAGAAATAATAAAGAAGATTTATCAATAGTGTGTAGAATTTATGATTGGGCAATTACAGATATAAGAGATATTTTTAAACAAACTATATAAGGAGGATAATTAATTTTGAATTTCAACGAAAATCAATTAAAAGCAATAAATCATTATGAAGGAAATTGCTGTGTACTAGCGAGTGCCGGATCTGGAAAGACAAGTGTACTAACTAATAGAATAGTTAATCTTATTAATGTACATAAAGTAAAACCAGAAAATATACTTGCAATCACATTTAGCGTTAAAGCAAAAGAAAATATGCAAGAGAGATTATTAAAATTAATTGGTGAGGATATAAACATGGTTACAATAGAGACTTTTCACGCACTCGGAAATAAATTGATGAAAGAAAGTAAATATAATTATTTTCATAATAAAATTAAAGTATGGCAACAGAAACAATTTATAAATAATATTGTTGTTAAAATTCTAGGTATTGAAAATAATGAAAAAGACGTAAATACTAAAGATATATTATCATTTATATCTTATCAGAAAAATAATTTAATAGATTGCAATGATGAAATTTTAAAAACTAATTATATGCCATACGGCATTAATACAATGAGAGAAATATATAAAAAATATGAATTAACTAAGAAAAATGAAAAATTAATGGATTTTGATGATATGTTAATTAATACATATAAATTATTATCTAGCAATGATTCAGAAAGAGAAAGATACCAAAATAGGTATAGGTTTATCTCAGTAGATGAGCACCAAGACAGTAGTGTAGCACAATATGAGATATTAAGATTATTAGGTAAAAAATATAATAATGTCTTTGTGGTCGGTGATCCCTTACAGTGTTTACTTCCTAATACGTTAATATCTACACCTGATGGAAATAAAGAAATTAAAGATATACAACAAAATGATAATATAATTGTTGCATATGGCAGAGGTAAGAAAATTGAAACACAAGTATCAAGTGTACTAAATAAACATTATAAAGGTAAAATTATTAAAATAACAACTAAATCAGGAAATGTATTAGAAGGTACACCTAATCATTGTATTTTTACAAGACAGTTTCCAAAAGATAATATGTATTATGTTTATTTAATGTATAAAGAAGAATATGGATATAGAATAGGAGTAACTTCAGCGTTAAGAGGAGGATCTAATAGAAATAAAGTAAATGGTTATGAAATAAGATTAACTCAAGAACAAGCAGATGGATTATGGATAATTGAAACTTGTAACACAATAGAAGAAGCAATGTATTATGAATCATATTATTCTTTCAATTATGGAATACCTCAAAATACATTTTTAAATCATAATAATAAATCCTTGAATCAAAATAATATAGATAAATTATTTAAAAATATAAATACTTATGAAAATGTTAAGCAACTTATGAAAGATAAATTATTGTTTGAAGACATACCATATCATACACAAGCAGGTGGTATTAATAAAAAGAGAATAAATTTTACAATGTTCGATCACACATCACTTAGTAAATGCAATTATTTAACTGATAGAACTAAAAATAATAAAAATTATATACATAGACATGGTGTTACTATTGATACTTCAAATGTAGAATTTATAAATAAAGTAAGCGAATATTTAAAACCAGTACATAAAAGGAATACTGTAGGATATGATTATTATAGATTTACAAAACATAATTTTGATTATGATTATTTATTTGAATTAGTTCATAATATTAAAAATAATTGTGAAGAAAATGGAATTAATAATGTAAAAATTAATCTTAACGCTAAGATTACGGATACACTTTATAGATTTACTCCTATGTCGTATGCAAGAAGAGGAATGACAATACCTATAGAAAACGAAAATGGTATTATAGATGATGAAATTGAATCGGTAGAAATTTATGATTATGATGGATTTGTTTATGATATTAATGTTGATTATTATAGAAATTATATTGCTAATGGTATTGTCGTACACAATTGCATTTTCGAGTGGAATTTGGCAAACAATAACTACCTCATTGATTTTCATAAGGATTGGATTGATACAACAATCATCCCTCTTAATACTAATTATAGAAGTTCTCAAGATATTGTTGAATTATCTAATAAGTTAGTTAAAGGAACAAAAGAAACAACGCATAAATATTACTATGAATCTATTGCACATAAACCTAAATTTAAATCACCAGAGTTTTCTTATTATACAGATGAAGTTAGTGAATCAGAAGGAATTGCTAATAAAATACTTGAGATAAAGAATTCAGATAGTAAATTTTCTGATTTTGCTATTTTAACTAGAACAAATTATCAGATACAAGCAATTGAGAGAGGATTATATAAGAATAATATACCATACGAGGTAGTTGGAGGCAATCTCTTTTATGAGCAGAAAGAGATCAAGGATATGATTTCTTACCTTAGATTAGTCAAAGATATTAATAATGATGAAGCATTTAAACAAATATATAATTCACCTAATAGATATTTAGGTGCCGTATTTTTAAATGAAGTTACTACATATTCACAGAAATATAGTAAATCATTATTTGCTAGTATGCTTTTATTTCCTAGAAGTAATGAATGGAGATATAAGAAAGGTATTAATGAAATACATGATATTGTACTAAATATTAAAAGGAAAAAGAAATATAAGGTTGGAGATTTAATAAATATTATCAGAAAAGATTTAGATTATGACAAATACATATCAAAAGAAGATACTGATAGTAATATTAGAAGTGAAAAGATTGATAATTTAGATATTTTAGTTGTTTTAGCAAATAAATATGATAATATTGATAAATTTCTTGAAGATGTAGATAATTTATTAGGATTTTCTAAAGGTTTAGATAGTGAAGATAGAGTTAAAATAATGACCTGCCATAAGAGTAAGGGATTAGAATTTAAGATTGTATTTGTAGCAGGGGTTAATGATGGATTATTACCTCATGCTAAATCAGGAAATGAAGCAGAAGAACGGAGATTACTTTACGTAGGTATGACTAGAAGCGAACATGAACTGTATATTAGTTCTACTAGATTTTATGGTAATAGAGATATGGGAATTAGTAAATTTATATATGATTTGTTTGATAGTAATTACATTAAAAGTAGATATATTGAAGAATTTGAAGATGAAGAAGATTGGGAAGATGATGAATAAATTTTTTTATAGAATAATAATATAATATATATCAAGATTAAAAAGGAGGACTACCCTTATTGTTACAACTAAACAAAATATATAATCAAGATTGTCTTGAAGGTATGAAACTTGTTAATGGTAAATCAATAGATATGATAATCACAGACCCCCTACCTTATGAATTACAAAAGTAATAGACGAATTAAACAAGAAAAATTTGATTACATAATGAATGATATTAATTCAGAAGAAATGATTATTAAATACATAGAAGAATGTTTTAGAATACTTAAGGATAATACTGCAATTTATTTATTTTGTAGTTGGCATCATATAGATTTCTTTAAACAAGAATTTGAAAAGTATTTTAAACTTAAAAATTTAATTGTATGGAGCAAAAATAATCATGGTTCTGGTGATTTAAAAGGTGCATATGCTCCAAAACATGAATTAATATTATATGGTCATAAAGGAAGATCATTATTTAGAGAAAAACGTATTCCTGATGTAATAGATTTTCCTAAAGTTCCAAGTAAACAATTACTTCATCCAACAGAAAAACCTGTAGGATTATTAGAATTATTCATTAAAAATTCAAGTGATAAAGATAATATTATATTTGATGGTTTTATAGGTAGTGCTTCAACTGTGATTGCCTGTTTAAATACTGGTAGACAATACATAGGTTTTGAGTTAGATAATAAATACTACAATATAGCAAATGAAAGAGTTAATCAATTAATTAATAAGTCAGTAATATAATAATTTATTAAATATTTAACAGAATATAAAAATAAATAGTTGACTTCTACCCTACTCTCATGCTATAATACAATTAGTCAGTAAACAAATACAAAAAACAAATAATCAAAGTAAGCAAAAGTAACAAAAAATTTTATAAATCAATGTATAATTGATAAATTTTGTACAGAAGAATGTAAATATAAAACTATTTGTAATAAAGAAATTAAATACAATGAATGTAATGTTTTTAAGTTTTTAAATTGGATTGATGATAATAATATGAATATTTGTAATATGTTAAAAATTGAAAATAAATGTTATGATGATTTTTATAAGAAAGGAGAATAAATTAGTAAGAATAAATATGAATATAAAGTTGAGTTTGAAACAAACAATCTAGAAAAACAATACCTATTATTCTTGATAAAATAACTAATATAATAAGATCAGAATTATTGCAATATGTAAATAATCCTATGGTTACTTTTACAATATTAGAGAAGGATGATAAATAAAGTTTAAGTTATATTATATTTGTATTATATTTATAAGAAAGGAGGTCTACCCTATCCAGAAATATTTAGGAATTTACAACATCTTTACAGAAAATTACTATAATACATATGAAACAATAATAGACAAAATAACAAATGAAAAGAATCAATATCTTCAAGGAAATTCAGGTACGCATATATACAGATACTCTAAAGACATACTAGCAATCTATTTTCCCAGTAATCAAACCATCAATAAATTAGATGAACAAAATATTGAATATATTATATTAGCACAAGGCGATACAGAATCTATTTTATTAGTAGATGAAAAATACATAGATAAATTAAATTTAGCACTTAAATTCAAAGTAAAAGGACGTTTAGAGCAATTAAAAGAATTTAAACGTCAACAAAAATTAGAGAAAATGTTAAAAAAGGAAAATAACAAAATTATAAAATAAATTTGTATTATTATTTTTTAATTTTTGTTAGAAATTTTCATATTGATCTAAATTCAATTAATTTTAAAACTGTGATAAACCCTTATAAATCAGTAGTTTGTGGTAATATGCTATAAAGTCAATAATATTAATGTTTTGTAGCACTTTTTAGAAATAATTGTATTTTAAATTTAATTTAAGAGGTCATATTCAAGAGTTGTGTAAATTTTTGTATAAGTGTAAATGTAGTTAAATTTGAAGTAAATTTGAACGATTATTTTGCATTTATTTTAATTCTAAATAATATCAAAAGGATAAAATGACACATGAATTTTTATTACGAAAATAATATGGGTGATAATGGTTACTTCCAAGAAGATAATTTAATCAAGGGTATTTACACCTCATGGAACATCGAAGCAAATCTATACATATTAGATGAAGATACTAATCAAGAGAAATTAGTATTTGCTCCATATGAAACAAATGAATTTAATTCTGATTTATTAGAAGAATATGGGTATATGATGATAGACGGAGATTATTATAGAGAGATTGTTGATATTAAAACAGGTAAGATTGTTAGGTATGATTGGGATGAGGTTTTACAATTAATTTAAAGGAGGATAAATGTATTTGTTAGAAATTAATAAAATATATAATGAAGATTGTATAGGTAAAAATGGTATGCAACTAATTGATGATAATAGTATTGATATGATTTTTTGTGATTTACCATATGGGACTACAGCATGTAAATGGGACGCAGTAATTCCTTTTGATAAATTATGGGAACAATATAAACGTATAATAAAAAGTAATGGAATTATTGCTTTAACTGCAAGTCAACCTTTTACAAGTGCTTTAGTAATGAGTAATCCAAAAATGTATAAACATGAATGGATATGGAGTAAAAATAAAGGAAGTAATTTTTTAAATGTAAAAAGAGAACCTATGAAACAACATGAAAGTATATTAATTTTTAGTAATGGTAAATGGACATATAATCAACAAAAAATTGAAAGAATTGATAAAGAAAGAACAAAATATGCATATAAAGATACAACACAAAGAGATTTTATTGGAAATATAAAAAACAGAATATCTTATACAGAAGATCATGAATTAAGATGCCCTAAATCTGTTTTAGATATAAATGTTGAAAGAGGTTTACATCCTACTCAGAAACCAGTTGAATTATGTGAATATTTTATAAAAACATACACAAATGAAGGAGATTTAGTATTAGATAATTGTGTTGGATCAGGTACTACTGCAATTGCATGTATAAATCTTAATAGAAATTACATAGGGTTTGATAATGGTAAAGATAATAAGACAGGCAAGTATTGGGTAGATTTAGCGAATGAAAGAATTGACGAACATAGAAATAAATTAGCAATATAATTATACATATATTAGTTAGTTAAATTGGATAAAAATAAAAATAATATATAAATAGAAAGAAGGAATTACATATGAATAATAATAAAACAAATAAAAATACAATAATTTACACAGGGAAATTATCTTACAACGAACAAGCAAATTATATCATCTACTCTCCTACTACTAAATCAACAATTAACATATCAGACATACTTTATAATATATGCTATTCTTCAAATAATCAAATAGAAATTAAAATTATGAAAGGTTGTAAGATATTATTTAATGAATCAGGCAGATTGTTAAACAAGATTGATGATATAAATGGATTGCTTAGTTATCATGTTAACAGTGAGGATTTAGAGTCTGTGCTGTTTAATAATACTGAAGAATATTTAGATATTGAGTTATTTAGTGGATTTTTAGATGATATTGATTGTAGGCAAGGAGATAATGACTTAGACAGACTAGGAGTTGTGGCTTTTGAAACAAAACATATTAAATAATATACAGAATAATAATATAAGTGATACTAATACATATTGTTCTAAATGTTTGAGAGAATTGGATAGTGAGGATAGTGATGTAGTGAAAGATGTAGATAATAATTTTTTCTGCGATAAATGGTGTAAAGTGGAATTTCATAAGGAAAATAGGAAATTGATTGAGGAAGTTATAGGTGGTTTTTAGGAATTTTTAGATTTTTACATATAAAATAAATTAAATAAAAGGAGATTAATATTATGACTATTGACAAGAATTTTATTATATCTGAATATGATTTAGATGAAATTGAAGCAATTATGGAAGAAAAATTACATAATTTTGTAGTAGAAACTTTTGACGAAGAAATTTATAAAAATATTAAAGTAAAAGCAGAATATATTGAATATATGGATGATAATATGAGATGTTTTAAGGATGAATTTAGATGTGAATTATGGTTAGATGTTAGTTTCCCACAATATAATTATTTGATTAAAGATTATGGAGTAAGGAATGAAAGTGTTGGGATGATGTTGGTATTTAAAGGTAGTAAACCATTTTATATTGATGGTAAATTTGTGAGTAGAAATGTTTTTGAATGGATACAAGGTGGAATTATACAAAAGTGCGAGAGTATTTATGGGATTGGGAAAGATGAATTGTATGAAAGGTTTAATGATTATATGATGGATTGTTAGGATTAGTTAGTTAAGTATACTAGTTGATTGATTGAGTTGAGATTAGTACAAGAGTAAAATATCTCTTGTACTAATAGATTAATAATATAATAATATAATAATATAATAAAAGGATGATATAATTATTGGCAAATCCAAGAAGAACAACAGAACAATTTAAAGAAGATGTTTTTAAGAAACATGGTGATAAAGTTGAAATATTAAGTGAATATTTAGGAGATACAAAACCAATTGATATTTTATATCATTGTGAAAAACATGGTGATATATATAAAACATTAAACGCTAAAAATATTTTCGGTAAATCTTTTCAACCATGCAAACAATGTGATTTAGAATTAAAAAGCATTAAAGCAAAATTAGCAGTAAGAGATAAAAATTATCAATTGAAAAGATTACAAGATTATTGTGAATCAATGGGAGGTAAATTAATAAGCACAAAATGGACTACAGCAAAAGATACATATGAAGTTGATTGCGGTAATCCAAACCATCCTATTTTTAGTAGTAATGCAGATAGTTTATTAAACAAACCTCAATGGTGTCCATATTGTTCAGGAAGAAGTGGAGATTTTAATACTAAATATAAAGATATTATTGAAAGTAAAGATGGACAAATGTTAAGTGATTATATTGATGGTAAAACTCATATAAGAGTAAAATGTAATAAAGATAATTATGAATGGAGTATGTATCCTTCTAATATTATTAAAGGAAGATGGTGCCCTATATGTGCTTTACCTTATTCTGAAAGAGTTCCATATGATTATTTAGTTAATACATATCCTGAATATAAAATAATTGTTCAACATGGATTTGATAATTTAAGAGGAAAAACAGATGAATTATTAAAATATGATTTTGGTTTTTTAGATTTAAATGATAATTTATTAGGTTTGATAGAAATTGACGATGATGAGCATAGACAAAATCATAAACAAGAAAGAAGAGTTAAAGCAAGAGAAAGAGATAAAATTAAAGATCAATATTGTTTAGATAATAATATTCCTTTATTTAGATTAGAATATCACAATAATAAAAAGTTTAAAAATCGTGATTGGTATTATCAATACATACATAATAATTTAAAAGATTTTATACATAAGATTATAAATATAAATATTCAATAGTAAAAGGAGATTAATTATGGCATTAGATAAACAAGTACATATTTATAGTGTTGATACTTCTGCATTTTATAATGAAAAAGAAATGGAAATACATAAACATTTAAATGTATTATATAGTTTAAAAAAAGATGGTAAATTAAAATGTAAGAATGAAATAAAGTGTATAAAAAATGAATTATATGAAGAATTCAATATGAATAAAATTATAAGAAAACTTAATCCTAAAGCAATTAATAATTATAATATAGTATCAGTTTTTGAATCTGTATTAACAAGAAATTTAAAATTAGAGGTAAATAAATTATATGATGATATTATAATTGTTAGAGCATATTTTTTTGATATTATTAAAGATATAATTTTAAATGGATTTATACATAATAACGAAAAATATGTTTGTTTTACTGCTTCTGCTGGACAAATAAGAACAAAGAAAACTGTTTTTATTAAAGAATCTTTATTAAACAAGCATATGAATGAATTAATGTGTGGACTAACCATAGAAGATATAAATAATCTTGGTGGAATGAATGTTAATAAGTATTTAGCATATTTGGCACTCTGTAATTCGGCAACAGATATATGGGATGATTTTGATATTAGTAAATCTATTGTTGTTGAAGATATGGAAACTATGGTTAATGGTGTTGTAGATTTTATTGACGATAAAACTTATGAAATTACTAGAAAAGAAATGGATATTCCAATTTGTCATACAGATGGATGTGGAATGATACTTCCTAAAAAAAGTAAAAAAAGTATGATGGTACGTCTACCTTGGGTGAAGGGGTTATTAGTACCCTTCCCCTTTGATAGATTTATAAAAGAGCAAAATAAACTTAATCCTGAAAAAAATCATGGGATTGTAAAAGATATATACAACAAAGAATTTGATATTTTAAAAGATGATATAGAAATAATTTTTACAAAAAGTCAGTTTAAGATGTATAAGTTTTATCAAGACTGGAATTCATATATTGCCAATTTTAATAAATATAATTGTCAAGCAGGTAAATGTAATGAAGAAGAACAATATTTTAAGAATGCTAAAATTAATTATCAGATGTTACAATCTCTTGTAGATATTAATGATGAAGAATTAGAAATAATATGTGAAAAAACAAAAAATGATATTAAAAATATAGCAAGTGATAGAAACACAATGTTAAAAGTTTTTGGAGCAACTAAGTATAATAAAGATAAAACTTATTTTCAACATGCGTTAGAAATTTATCCTGAATTATTATCAGATGTTTATACTAGAGAAGTATTAAAACAAATAAAAGCAAGTAAAATTAAAGAAGCAAGGTCTGCAAAAATTGAATTGGATGCAAAATACACTTTTATTACACCTGATTTATATGCCTTTTGTGAATACTTATTTTCAAAAAATGAAAATCCAAAAGGTTTATTAGAAGATGGAGAAGTTTTTTGTTGGTTGTACAAAGATATAGATAAATTAAGTTGTTTAAGATCTCCACATTTATATAGAGAATGGGCAATAAGGAATAATATGATAGATAGTGAAAAAAGAAAATGGTTTATAACAAATGGTGTATATACAAGTTGTAAAGATTTAATTTCAAAAATTTTACAATTTGATGTAGATGGAGATAAAAGTCTAGTTTGCTCAGATTCATTAATTAATTCAATTGGTGAAAGAAATATGAAAGGTATTGTACCTTTATATTACAATATGGCAAAAGCAGGAGTTAGTAAAATAAATAACGATAGTGTTTATGAAGGATTAAGATTGGCATATACTGGTGGGAATATTGGTATAATTAGTAATGATATTACAAAAATATGGAATAGTGATAGTGTAAATATTTATGATAAAAAAGAAGAAATGCTAAAAGTAATTAAATTACTATGTATGGAAAATAATTTTGTAATTGACTATGCTAAGACATTGTATAAACCTAAAAGACCAGAAGAAATTAAAAAATTAATTAGGAAATATACCAAACTTAAAACTCCTCACTTCTTTATTTATGCAAAAAATAAAGAAATTAATAATGTAGAAGTTATAAATAATAGTGTAGTTAATAGATTAGAAAATATATTTCCAGATATGAATATGAATTTTAAATGCAATAGTTTAGGCAAATTTAATTATATGATATTAATGAAAAATAAGCATATTGAAATTGATAATATGTTGATTAAACTTTATACTAATTTTAATAGAAAAAATTATAATATAATAAATAGACGTAGTAAATTTAAAGATGAAAAAGCAAAAAATAATGCAAGATATATTTTTGATAGTTTTAGAAATGAATTAATTAGTATGTATAAAGATGAATATTATATAACTGATGTTTTAGTTAAACATTTATATAATATTTCTAAAAGTAGGTTTAAAGAAACTTTATGGCAATGTTTTGGCAATATAATTGTAGAAAATATGAAGAATAATATCAAAGAAAGTTTAGAAAATGGATATATAATGTGTGAAAACTGTGGAAAACGTGTAAAAATAGTTTCAAATAGAATTAAATTTTGTAAAGATTGCTGGAAGGAAAAACAAAAAGGATTATGGAAAGATGCATCTCAAAAATATAGAGATAATAAAAAAATCGTCATAGTTTAAAAAATATTAATAAACCCTTAATCTATAAGGGTTTTTCTTTATTTTTATTTTTGTTAATTTTTAAATTAAATATACTACAAACCTAGTAATATCAATACTCTTAAGCATTAAATTCTTAAAAAATTGAATTAAATAACTAGGGAAGCAAGGTCTAATATACAAATAAAAGAGATATGTAGTTCCTAAAAATTTAAACAAAAAAACTAAATATAAATAAAATATAAAAGGAGAATTAAATTAAACATTGAAACAAGTCACAAAGGAAGAAAAAGATTTATTAATAAAACACAATATTCTCAAAATGGAAATGGGTAAGTATCCTGATTTAAGTATCACATCAAAACGCAAGAAACATAGGAAAAGGTATTATGTCCCTGATTATATGGTTGATAGATTACGTACTATGAGTAATAAATAAAACAAAATAAAAACTCAATAAGGTGCAACAAAAATTTTCTGTAAAGGAATGAATTCTATGAAAGATGAACGAAAAACACTTAAAGTTTTTTGTGATACGAATGTGCTTATGTCCTACTCCTCCCAACTTTTTAATAAATACAAAGATAATCCTGATGTAAAATTTATTATATGTGGATTTGTCTTAAATGAATTAGATAATCATAAAATTTCATTTGATGAAAGTAAAAAATATAAAGCAAGACAAGCAAGTAGAGATATAGAAGCAAATCAAGATAAAATTGAATATGTAGTGAGAGAAAATAATTTTGAATATACTTTACCTTTAAGTTTTGATAGAGAATCAATGGATAATAAAATTATTGCAGTATTAAATAATTTATATTTTGGCAATGAAGAATTCGGTAAAGAAGATGGTATTGAAATTATTGCTTTGAGTAATGATATGTTGTTTAGGCAGAAGTGTAAATTGTTAGGGATTAGGTGTGATAAATTTGATGGTGATGATAACTATAAACCTTCCTATAAAGGATATATTGAATTAACTTTAACTTCTGATGAAATCAATATATTTTTTGATAATTTAAGTAAATATAATCTTGTTGAAAATCAATATGTAATTATCCATGAAAAAGATAAACGTAAATCACAAGAATTTAGATATGTTAATGGAGAACTTAAGAGATTAAAACTTCCTGATTCAAAATATATTAAAGGTAAAAATGCTCAACAAAGATGTGCGTTAGATTTATTAAATAATAATGATATTCCAATTAAAATTATTGCAGGAAATTATGGAAGTGGCAAGACACACCTAACTACAAAAATGGGATTATATCATGTTTTTGAAAAAGGCAATTACGGAAGTATTCATTTACTTAGAAATCCTTTAGGATCAGGTGAAGAGATTGGATTTTTAAAAGGAGACAAACAAGAAAAAATAGGTGACTTTTTCAAATGTATTGAACAATATATTGATAGTTCTATTACTAAGGATAAGAATATTGATGAATATATTAAAAAAGATATTCCATTTTATATTAAAGGTATGAGTTACGGGTCTACATATGTTTTTGTAGAAGAATCTGAAGATATGAATTTAAATATTCTTAAATTAATAGGTAGTAGAATTGAATCTGATTCTTGTGTTGTATTTTGTGGTGATTATAAACAATCAGAACCAAAATATAAAAATAATAATGGTTTATTGCAATTAATTGATAAATTAAAAGGAAATCCATTAGTAGGAATTATAGTTTTAGAAGAAGATATAAGATCGGAAGCAAGTAAAGTTTTTGTTAATGTTTAATTTTTTGATAATTTTTACTCCTTCAGACTGTTTTCTGTGTGGAGTTTGGTGATAGAATGTTTATCTATCATCTTTTTAGATTTAAAATAATAATGGTCGATAAAGGTATATTTTTATACCTCTCCCCTACCTATTAGAATTGAGGAATTGTATGGAACGATATAAACGCAAGGAATCAGAAGATACAATACCATATCTTCTACGTTTAGCAGAAATAAAAATAGAAGAAAAACCAGATGATTTAGATTGGAGCGACATAGCGGAATATTGCAATTTTAATTGTCATTACGATTCCCTTAGAAAAGCATTACAACCTAAAGGTTATGGTGCGTATGAGATTTATAAGTATTTAAAGAATAAGATGGTTAGTGAAAATGTTAGTGATGATAAAATTCTTCAAGAATATGAAATCAAAAAGATTGAGTTACAGAAAGAAAAAGTTAAAATACAGTCATTAAGACTTGATATGAATAGAATTATCAGAGAATCTTCTAGAACTGAATTATTATATGAAGAATTTATTAATACATTAAAAGAAATGTGTAATATTTCTATTCCTGAATTTAAACCTTTATTAAATCAGGATATTAAGAAAGAATATATCCTCTCATTTGCCGATTCTCACGTTGGCAAAGAATTTAAAAGTATAACTAATGAATATGATCTTGATATTGCATATGATAGATTTAATAAATTATTATCAGAAACAATAGAAATCATTGAAGAAAATAATATTAATAAATTAACTGTGTTAGCACTCGGAGATGTAATTGAAGGGGGCATGTCTTAGAATTTCTCAAATGCAACAATTAAAAATTGGAATTGTACAACAAACAATTCAGTTTATGAGATTTATTGTTTCATGGCTAAATGAATTAAGTAAATATGTTGAAATTACATATTATCAAGCACCATACTCTAATCACTCCCAAATTAGACCTTTTGGTACTAAGGCAAATGAGTTTGCTTCTGAAGATATGGAAAAGATTATATTTGTTTACATACATGATATTCTTGAAAATAATCCTCGTATTAATATTGTTGAATGTAAAGAAAAATATATAATTTTTAAAATATTTGATTATAATGTGATTGCATCTCATGGACATGATATACGTAATGTAGATACTTTTCTTAAAGATGTTAGTAATAAATATAGAATATTTTTTGATTATGGATTTTTTGCTCATCGTCATTCAGGTAATATAAAAGTAGTTAATGAAGGGTTAACAAATAATTGTGAAGTCATTAATATACCTTCGGTTGTAGGAAGTGATGATTACGCAGATCAATTATTGGTTGGTTCCAAGGCAGGTGCTACTTTAATTGAATTTACTGAAAGACAAGGCAAAAGAAAAACTTATGATATTATTTTGAATTAATAAAATAATTGTGAGGTATGAATATGAATTATAAAGTTATAATTAAACCTCCTATTGCAAGAATATTGTTACATAAAGGTAATCCTATTATAGATATTAAACCTAATAAAAATAATCTGAATGAAACTGTTTTTGTATTTGAAGATACAGATAAATTCAGAAACGATTTAACTGCTATTACTAAGTAGCAGTTTTTTATTTGTAAAAAATTCATAAAAGAAGGGGTGGTTTTTGTATGGCAAAAGAAAAAATTTGCGGTATTTATAAAATTGAAAATTTAGTTAATGGTAAGGTTTATATTGGCAGTAGTATTGATATTTATAGAAGATGGGAAAATCATAAGAGCACTTTGAGAGGTAATAGACATCATAGTTTTATGTTGCAGAGAGCATGGAATAAATACAAAGAAAAGGATTTTAAATTTGAAATTATTAAAATTTTTAATGGAAATATAAAAGAATTAAGGCTATTAGAACAACATTATATGGATTTGTATAAATCATATGATTTTAATTATGGATATAATGTAAGTAAAAATTCATTTTATGGTACTCATTCACCAACTACATATAAAGATATTGAAGATGGAAAATTTGAAATATCAAAAGATCAATTTGATGCTATTATATATTATTTGTGCAATACAAATATATCAATACCTAAAATTTCTAAATTAACCGGAGTTTATTATCGTTCTATTTACCAGATATATTATAAAGAAAACTATACTAATATTGTTAAAGATTTAAATTTTATTCAAAGAAAAAATTCTGGTGAAGAAAATCATAACACTAAATTAACTAAAAATAAAGTTAAAGATATTATTATAATGTTACTTAATAATGAATATATAATAGACATTGCACGTAAATTTAATGTTAAACAAACTATAATATGTGATATACATCTTCATAAATCATGGAAAGATTTAACTAAAGATATTGTTTTTCCAGAATATGAAAAAGCATACGGTAGAAATGGTAAACCTGTCTCTCAATATGATTTAGAAGGTAATTTTATTGCTACATATGAATCAGCAAGAGAAGCAGAAAAAGAAACTGGAATTGGTTATAAAATGATTTCGAGAGTATGTAAAGGCAAAAGACCTCATACTCATGGTTTTATATGGAATTTTGCTAGTTAATTAAATTAAAATAAACTGCCGAAAGGTAACAAATACATGGAAATATTAACTCCAATAAATAAAATAGTAGAAGAAATTAAACTTAATGCTTATATTAATGAACGGACAATATATCTAAATGATAATACTATTGATGAAGATACGGAATTTATAATCAATAGAATGTTTGAAAAAATAATAGAAAGAGATAAAAAATGTAATATAAATCCTGAAAATGCAGAACCAATTGTATTAAAAGTTTCAAGTTATGGTGGGTCAGTTTACGCAACATTAAGTATTATTTCTACTATAGAAACTTTAAAAGATATGGGATATAAAATAATTGGTAAAGCATATGGTAAAATTATGTCAGGAGCATTCAAAATATTTATATCTACTTCTGAACGTATTTGTCAAAGACATACAAGATTCCTATACCATCAGGTTCAAGCATTTGAATTAGGAGATACGTCAGTAGAGCAATCTAAAAGAAAATTAAAAGATTTAGAAGAATTATGGCGTAGATGTCAAGATGTAATTTTAAAATATACTAATATTACACAAGATAAACTTGATAATATTACTGAACATGATTTAGACGTTTCATTATGGCCTGAAGAAGCAATTATTTTAGGTTGCGTAGATAAAATTCTATAAAATATATAGGAGAAATTATATTATGAACGATAAAACACAAACACAAGAACAAGAATTAAATACCACTCCCCTACTCTCTTCAACATCAGAAGTGATTCTATTCTTTGAACCATTAGAGATATCAACAGATAATCTAGCAGAAGATACTAATATTAAATTAGATTCATATGAATTTAAAAGAGGATTAAAAGATTCTTCATATTATGCAGGTATGTACACAGGTTTAATTAATTCAGGATTTAGTATGGATGATAGTATTACATTAATATTAAATAAAATGAATGTTGATCATAGTGTACAAATAACTAATATAAATGCTAATGCTAGTATTGAGAGTTCTAAAAATGCGACAATATTAAAGGAAAAAGAAATGTTGTAGATTAGATTATATGATGTTAAAAATATAATATTACAATTATAATATAAATTTAAAGGAGATTATTTAACCATGAATTTATTTGAAGCAAAAGCAATCTATGATTCTAAAACTGGTAAATTTTTAGAAGAGTTTTATATTAATGGTGAGAGTGTGGACTGTGATGTATATTATTTCTATTTGGAAAGAGAAAAAGATACTGAGGATAAGAAATTAAAAAATAAAGAGCAAGAAACAGTAAAAGAAGTAATAAAAGGGACAGTGAAAGAAACAGTAAAAGAAAATCCTTATGAATACGTTGATGAAGATGATATTTGTGAATGTGATGAATGTAAATACAAAGATAAAAAGAAATATGATAGTTGCAATGATTTTTGTGATTGTGAGGATGAAGATAAAATTGTTGAGGATGAAATATGTATACAAGATGAAGAGTGTCAAGGTTGTAATGAATGTATTGATTGTGATGAGATAGAATGCGAAAATCAAATAAGTTCAGAAAAATTAGAGGAATTAAGGTTGATTACCTATTTCACAGATGAAGTATTGAAAAGAAATGGATGCCCAGAATGTACTTTTGAATTATTAGGTGATTTATATATTAAAGGTAAGAATATTGGATGGAATAACCATAAGGAGTTTATGAGAGAATTGATGGATGAAGCGTTGGAAGAATAGATATAGTTAGAGATAATTAAATTTAATTTAAGATATATAGAATCCATCTATACTTTAGGTGGGTTTTATTATGTTTTAAAATAGTGATAAATGTGAGATTTTATTAAAAGTTTTTTGATTAAGATTATAATTATAAATTTATATATAAAGTTTTGAAAGAAACGAGTTTTGAATAGGGTAGCTCCCTATCTCTGTGTGGACTCGTTTCTTTTTTTGTTTTTCTATATGAAAAATATAAACACACAGAGAAAAAATAACACAGAAAAGAGGTTGTAAAAATGTTAATTAGTAAAACAGCAATAGTTACAATGAATCCTTTTACAAAGAAATGGTATGATGAGAAAGGTTATCCTTGGACGAAACAAGGAAATTTATTTGAAGTAAAAGTAGAAGTTTTACCTCCAGGTTCTACAGCAAAAGTTTTAGTTAATTGTGATTATAAAAAAGAAGGTTGTAAAGGTGTACATAATAAACCATATAGACAATATATAGAAGATAAAGAAAGAGGATATGGTAATTGTTGTACTAATAAAAAATGTGGTGCAGCTAAAACAAAAGATATTATGTTGGATGAACATGGTGTTGATAATATTCAAAAATTAGATAGTTATAAAGTTGCATCTAGAAAAAGACAACAAAAACCTTTTCAACTTATTATAGATCAAGCAAAAAAGAAAGATTTAATATTATTAACAACGGAAGAAGAATATGATAATAAATATACACGAATAAGATTTATTTGTGGAATACAATCTACACCTGCTGAAGTGTTTTTAAAGAATAAAGGTTGTTGTGAATATGGTAAGGGTGAATTGTGTGCAGAATCTTCGAGACTTGATGGTAATATTGTTTATCAAGCATTTATTGATAAAGGATTAATACCTAAATTTAAATCAGAAGATTATGAGAAAAATTCTATACCTTTACCTTATTTATGTCCAGAACATTTAGATAAAGGAATTCAATACAAAGCATATGCAAATTTATTTACTAATACTTATAAATGTTATTATTGTAGTAAAGAAGCTATGAAAGAACAATTAAGAACTGATGAACAAATTGTTTTTGATTATTTTGAACAACGTGGATTAATTATTTTAGATGGAGAACAATATAAAAATAAAGATACAAATATAAAATATCGTTGTAAATTACATTCAGAATATATACAAGAAACTTCTTATTCAGGTTTGCAAAATACAAAAGAACCATGTGATTATTGTAGAGCAGAAAAATCTTTAAGTAAATTAAATAGAAGATTGCGTAGTAGTATTAATAAATGGAGAACCCAATCTAAAAAGAATTGTAATAATAAATGTATTTTTACTGGTAGTAAAACTTTTGATATACATCATTTGAAGTCATATAATGAAATTATTAAAGAAGCATTAAATGAACTTGGATATAATATAAAAGATAAATATTCTGGTGAAGAAATTATTAATATTAGAAATAAAGTTATTGAATTACATAATAAATATCCTCTTGGAGTATGCATACATAATTTAATACATACGCTTTTCCATCAACTTTATTCTAAAGAATCTACTATTGAAGATTTTGAGGAGTTTAAAATAAGATATAATCTTGGAGAATTTAAAGAAATTTTAAAATCAATTAGTTAATTAATAAAGGAGTGTGGCGTTTATTCCTAGAGTTAAAAAAACTGTGGCAACTACGCCACAACCTAAAAAAGAAAAAGTTATTTTTAAATGTGTTTGTTGTGGAATAGATAAAAATCAAGATAAAGATTTTTACAAATCAAATTCATTAATATTAAAAGCAAATAATCAAAGAATGGTTGTCTGTCGCCAATGTTGTATAGATTTATTTACATATTTGGTAAATAAATATGATGATTGTAAAACTGCATTATATTTTTTATGTAGATTGCTTGATGTATATTTTGATTCTAGTTTATATTATAGTGCAGAACAAC